TTAAATCAGCGTTCCTCTTTTTTGTTTTCCAGAGAATGTAATAGAATTTAAAAGTGCTTTGCGCATTTCTTTGCGCATGCGCAGAATATTGCTATTTTTACCATGTATACCAATTTTTCTAAAAGGGCATTGCGCAGACGATATTTTTCCTAAACTCATTTTGAGCAAAACAACTACGCTAATCATTGTCATCACTAGGTTTGTGTTCATTTGTTATGTTATCAAATATATCTTTTAATTCTATATTTTGCTGAAGGGATGTCTTGTCAAACAAATGGGTATAGTATTTCAAAGTTGTTTTTAGATCCTTATGTCCAGCATGTTTTGAGACAAATTTAGGATTCATACCCGTATCCATCAAATATGAAATGTGGGTGTGACGAATATCATGAAAGCTAACAATCTTTTTTGAATTTATAAGATTAAGTAGATCTTTAAGAGAATCATTAACTGTCTTAGATTGTACTAATGTTCTGTACTTAGTTCTAAAAACAAAGTCAGGGTCGTTTATATAATCAATTGACTTGAAATATAGTTGTTGCTCATATTTATAATTTCTAAGAACTTCTAAGCACTCATCAGATATAGTTAATGTTCTTACACTAGAAGGAGTTTTTGTCTTTTGCAGTTCAGTCTCATCACGCCTGTAAGCTTTATTAACTAATATCGTAGAGTTATCAAAATTAATTTTATCCCAAGTAAGGGCTGTAACTTCTTCATATCTCATACCTGTTTGAGTCGCAAGGTAGATCATTGTTGAAGAAACGTTTGAGAACCCTGATTTTGCTTTTGATATTTTGATTAAGTTTACGTAATCAGCTGGTTCCAGAAATTTGTCATCTTCTTTTTTTGATTCTCTTCCAGCGATTAGATCAACATTTTTTGTAAAATCCCTATGGATAATGCCTTCTTCAATAGCATCTACTACCATTTGATGTATGAACGATTGATATTTTTGCATTGTGACAAGAGTGCGCTTTTTTCCAAATTCATTCATAAAAAGTTGATACTCTTTTCTAGTCACGTCCTTAAGTTTTTCATCAGGGAAGTGTTTTTCAATAACTTTTTTGGTGAAATAATAACGATTAACAGTGGACTTCGAACGTCCTTCTAATTTGTACGTTTCAATCCATTCCTTAAAGTATTCAGAGAATGAAACGTCCTTCTTTGAAAGATTAACGTTATTAGACTTGTCCATCTCTAATTTTCTGGCAGCTTCCTCACAGTCGGCTTTTCTTATGTATCCGCCGTGAGTTTTATTTCTGTATTTACCAGTTATTGGGTCCTTATATGAAACGCGATATTCCCATTTACCACTACGTTTATGGATTGTAGCCATATTGACCAAATCCTTTCTAAAGTAAATTTTTAATTCGATTTTTATTGATACTCATTAGTTTTAATTTAAATAAATTGACGGTTAGGAGAGATACGTCAATTTATAGGGGCACGTATGTTCTTTTGACGCTAAAAATAAAAAGCCGATGAAGGCTTTATTTAGTAAGTATTGCGATTAGTAATCCGGTAAACACAGCACCGAAAATTCCTAAAATCCAATATAATAATTTATTGCTAGATTCAACTTGATTTTTTACACTAACAATCTTTTCTTCAATTACATCAGACCTGTGATCAATTTTTTCAGATAATAATTCTTGAGTATGTTTAAGTTCTTCTTTAGTAGCATATTTATCCATATTTGAACTACCTCCGTTACCATTGTGATTATTTGAATTGCCATTACTGCTTTTTTCAATTGTACCACCGTCGAAGGAGTCCATGTTATTAGGAGGAATATTTTTGTAATTATCTAATTGAATTATTTTAACGTCCATTGGAATCCTCGTGTAGATATGAAGTAGGGACAACAGTAGTATAAATATATTCTTTTGAGATTGATCCGTCTCTTAATGATTCTCTATTTATAACAACATTAACTCCCAGAAGATTATAATTTGTGCCGTTAAAGGGAGATATCAATTCAAATGTGTGGTCTAATCTGAAAACACTATAATCAGAATTCAGCTTTTTATTTTCTGTATGTATTAACTCATTAACATTAGCTTTAATACCAGCAGCCGGCTTTAAATTCATACCATTATTAGATGGTGTATCTGACCTATCATTCATTGCGTACAAATTGAAATCAAGCGATTGGATTGTATTAGTTCCATAAGGTATATATGTGTCGACTTTTAAATTAATTTTTATCTTTGCACTTGAATCAACGTCATCGTATATTTTTCCTTGTAATAATTTAATATTGAATTTTACTACACTTGGTTCCTCATAGACAGCGTATTTATCAAACGGATTGTTCATAATTGTTACCTCCATGTATGGCTTTTTATATACCCAAAATTTGTTTCTTTTTGGAACTGTCTAAAATAAAAAGCCGTTTCCGGCTAATTATTAGTTATTCACCGTCATATTTAAAAGAACCAAATAAAGACGTGTGAGCAAGCCTATTACCAGTGCTATCTTCTATAGTTATGTATTTACTTGCATCGCCTACAGAGTTATCTCCGGGCATATAGCTGCTAGACATCTTAATTCCTAAATCCCATGCACTTTTACATACACTCTTTAGTTCATTGCTTGAAAGTGATAAAGCGTCGTCAGAAAGAACCAAGACAGTATTTCCACTGTCATTGTCTACATATGCGTTAGTCAGAGCACCATTGGATTGATCAGGAAGAGTAGTAAGGGCATTTTTATAATCGTCAAAGTTTTTTTGATCATTCGCTTTTTTAGTCGCCTTAACCTTTGCGTCTTCGTTATCCTTAGATTTTGGTTTTGAAGAAGTTGCATTTGCCGTAGGTTTAGACTTTTCTTTTTTCTTTGTTGCAACTTTTTCAGTTTTATTCTTGGACGATTTATTTGAATTAGAATCATCTTTATCAGCAGATATTCCAATTGAAATAAGTAAACAAAAAATTGTTAAAAATACAAAAAGAGAACCCCATCCTTTTCTCTTGTTTTTAAACAGGTAGTAAACCATAAAACCCATAAAAATGGTAATAAGCCACATAATCATAATAAAGCCCCCTAAAATTCAGCTTTTAATGTCATCAGTTTTTGGACAATTTTTAATCTCCGATATCAGGAGAGCCATATTTATATCTTAAATCCTGATAAGTTTCAGGTAAATGACCGTTTTCTTCTATATATAAGTTTGTGACAACTGACATAGCAAATGCATCAGCTTCACGCTCAGTCTTTCGCTTATGAACGTCATTCGATACATAGTAAGCAGACAAGCCCTCATGCTCTAAAACGTGTCCAATTTCATGAGCCAAAACGAAATACCTTTGATTTGAATATTTAATACTTTTAGCAAGAACCAAGAAGGGGGCACGGAACATATAATTTGTTTTAGCTAGCGGTTTTGGACCAATATTCTTCCAATATATATCAAGATTGAGCTTTTCAGCCCAAATAAATGGATCAAATGTGTTATATCTTTTACCGATATTAAAGACAAGTTTATTTAATTCTTTAGTGCTTGTCATTTCCGTCTCTTCCTTCTCGCTTTTTAATTTTCTTTAATCGTTCCCAAAAGATTTGAGTTAGGGCAATTTTTACTCTTTCATTTTCTTCCTCAGTAATACCTTCACCATTAAAAGCCATTCCACCTGTTAAGTTTTGATCAAGAAAGTCTTTAAAATCAATGACATCTTTTTTTGTTGCCCAATCAGGTGTTTGATTTCTTCCATATAAGTAGTCAAGAGTCACACCGTAGTAATTAGCTATTTTTAAAGTTGCTGCTTGATCGGGCTCACGTTTTCCTTGTTCCCAAGAAGCATACGTTGTAGGAGCAACGCCTAAGTCTTTAGCGATTTCTTTTTGTGTTCTGTGTTTATTGTTACGTAAATCTTTAAGTCTATTAGAGAACATATAAATCACCTCGAATAAAATATACTACACAAATTGCGTATTTATATAAAAATACACAAAAAGAGTAGAAAACTATTTACAATACACAAAATGCGTAGTATATTATAACCATAGCAACGTGATAAGCGTAGAAAGGAGACAAGATGAAACAAAGAAAATGGTTGAAATCTATCAGAGAAGATAAAAATATGACACAATCAGAATTCGCAGAGTATTTAAATATTCCGGTTACAACGTATGCCTCATGGGAACAGGGAAACAGAAATCCAAGTATTGCTAAAGCAAAAGAAGTATCAGAACAGCTGAATATTGAATGGACTATTTTTTTTGATATTCAGCTACTCAAAACGAGTACCGATTGATGATTTCGTTGCCGATTCATAACATTAACTACACATTAAGAGTACAGGAAAGCTGCTAGACGTTCATATAGTTAAACGTCAAATATTTGTAGCAATTGCAGGTGAGATATATGAAAAAAAGTCAAAATAAAAAATCACTTATTGAGAAAGTGATTTCGATTGGAACTAATAAGGCTATTAAAAAAATGGATAAGGCTATTGATGATTTTGTTCATGATAAGCCTTCAAAGCAGTCAAAATAGCTAAATTTGTATATTGAGAAAACAGTTTGAATGGTGGTTTCCAGAAGAAATTTAAATCAACCATTGATTTATCTCTTAATGCATCTAGTTCTTTTGCAATTTTACTAATATCCATATTATTTCACCACCTTTCTAGTCAAATTATAGACGTTTTGTATTGATACGAAAGGTATGCAAAGGAGGTGATAAGAATTGAACGACGTAAACATATTTCAAGAGTTCGTTGATTTGATTCAACGGCATCATTACAGCTACACAGAAATTGCCTTTATGGCTGGAGCCAAAAATAAACAGTCAGTTGGTCAATGGATCACAAAAGGACGAATCAAAGAAGAGTATGTCATTAATTTGGCGAATTCGGTTGATGATGATCGTTTCGTAATGGCGATGAATTGTTATATATACCATCTGCCGTCAGCCTTACTAGACCTTGTAAATGAGTTTACTGACGATTCACTTGGATTATTAATAGGCACTCAAGAAGTCGATACAGACAGCGATGGCGCTATTAGCAATATGGTTCACGAATTAAGCAAGAAAGAACCTGATATTGGAGTTATCAAATTAGGCGTTAAAAAAATGACTAGAACAAGTGAAATCATGATGTTGGCTTCTAGAAAATTATGTAACAGATTTGGAATCACTATGAAACAAGCTGTATTAGAAAGAGGGTGACATAGATGCAGGAACCAGCAGTAATTCCTTTCGGTATGCCTGAAAAAGATGGATATATTTTGATTTGGGCACGTAAAGATAAAGTCAATGATCTTGTAAACGAACCGATAGATAAAGACATCAAGCTTATGCCTTGGGCTTGCAAGGTAGCAGGTTGTTCAGCTCCTACGTTAAAGAAGAAATTGTTTAGATATCGTGATGTATTGGATATGGACAACGGTGGCTGTGTTAGATACTCAACTGGTTCTGGTAGTCCATGGAAGTTTTCGGCACCTGAATTCAGAGATTTTGTTTCAAAGCACAAAAAAGAATTTATGAAATCGGAGGAATTATAAATGTTTGATCCAGAAGAATATAAGAAACAAAGAAAACTAGCTAAGAGCTCGTTCAAAATTGAGCAGGTTCCAGAAAAGAGCTTGTTACTAATTAAGCAAGGATATTCAAGTATGGAGGAATCATTTGATTCTGAAATTCCTGAAGAAGTTATTTTTCAATGGTCCGAAGCTGGCTTGAACGCAAAGTTTATTAAATCGGAAAAAGGAAAATATACTTATAGATTTACATTTTAAGGGGATGAACAGCATGGATGCAGTATTTTTAGCCACTTTAATCGGTGCAGCAAGTTTTGGCATTGGAGATGTTCTAGGTCAGCACGGTGGACTTTTAAAGAACATGGACGTATCCGAACGAGATAGAGCCAACGTTAATCACTGGATTGATAGCAAATTAGATAAGTTATTTGGCAATGAACCTGATGATCCAAATAAGATTATGAATTTAACAGACTATGCTCCAGAAATTTTGGCACAAAAAAAGCGCTCTAGCTCCAACTAGAACGCTTAAAAATAAAATATTTAGCAAAATATTTATACGTTAATTATATCACGAATAGGAGAAATGAAAATGGAATCAATTAAAGGTTACGACAGCAGCTATTTAATGGACGAACAAAGATATAGAGCATTGAATGGGTTTAATGATAATGACGTTGATCCAAACGAAGGATATTTCACAGTTGATGGTGAAAAAATTACTGATTACAAAGGCGAATCAATTGATGCATATTCAAGCGTTTATGAATTCGATGATTTCTATTTCACACTTGATGATGTTGATTCATTTATCCAATTCTTATTAGAAAAAAATATCTATGGTGTTAATCAATTATTTGATTGTATGACGCCTCAAGGAAAACGCGACTTTTTACAAAAAGGATTCAATCAAGAAACTAATGACTTCATAGAGCAGTTTGATTTTGAAGAAGTCGAACGTAGCTAATCAATTAATTACTGGAGGATTTAATAATGGCTAACGAAGTTAAAGAGAAAGACAAAGATTTGATGTCAACGGAATTTGAGGTTAATGGTCAAAGTGTAAAACTAACGTCAAATACAGTTAAAACCTTTTTGGCAAATGGTAATGGGAAAATCACCGATCAAGAAGCGCTTATGTTTATTAGCTTATGTAAGTATCAACATTTGAACCCATTCTTAAATGAAGCTTACTTAGTTAAGTTTGGCAATAGTCCAGCTCAACAAATTGTATCTAAAGATGCATTTATGAAACGGGCAGAATCAAATAGCGAGTATGACGGATTAAAAGCCGGTTGTATCGTTCAAAGAAATGATGACATCAAGTATACGAAGGGAGCTTTTACCTTAGATACTGACAAGATTTTAGGTGGCTGGGCAGAGGTTTACCGCAAGGATAGAAAAGAGCCAATTCATATTGAAATCAGTTCTAGAGAGTTTTCTAAGGGACAAGCAACTTGGAAACAAATGCCTGCCAATATGATTCGTAAGACAGCAATCGTTAATGCTTTACGTGAGGCTTTCCCAACTGATTTAGGTGCTATGTATACAGAAGACGATGCTAACACGCAACAGAACACTTCAAGAGCTGATGAGGCACCACACAATGAGCCTAAAAAGAACCTTGATGATTTAGTTGGCAACGTTTCAAACAAGCCAGAACAAGCAGATAAGCCTGTTAAAGATGTAACGCCTGATCCTGTTAAAGAATCTAACTCAATGAGCGATGAAGAAGCTAAACGAGCTTATGACGAGATTAAGAATGGGGGTATTGATGACGATGCTGAAACAGGAAAAGAATCAGAAGCAGAATCAGACGGACAAACCGATCTATTTAAATAGTGAGAACTACTACGATTCAGAAACAGATCAGCAATATCAATCACCAACTTTTTTTAAGAAGTTCCTAGCATGTGAAGCTGAGGCAATGGCAGAAATCAATGGAGAGTACAAGCCAGACTTCAAGAAAGCTTTACTAGTTGGTAATTACCTGCATTCATTTTTTGAAAGTCCTGAAGCTCATCAGAAATTTATCGATGAGAACAAAGAAGACCTACTTTCTAAGAGAAAGCCTCATGGACTTCTCAAAGAGTATAAAGATGCTGATAAGATGATTGATACCTTGAAAGACGATGACGGCTTTAAACAGCTCTATCAAGGTGATAAAGAAGTAATCGTTACCGGTCAAATCGATGATGTTGATTGGAAAGGCAAGGTTGATTGTTTGAATCTTGATCGTGGTTATTTCATTGATTTAAAGACTACTCAAGATATTTTGAAAGAATATTGGAATTCAGAAGAACGTATCAAAGAATCATTTGTTGCTAAGTGGAACTATCAACTTCAAATGTATGTATATCAGGAATTAATTCATCAAACATTTGGTGTTTGGTGTGAACCATATATAGTTGCTGTATCAAAGCAAGATGTGCCTGACAAGGCAATTATATCGATTCCGAACGAGCGTCTGACGGAGGCTGAACTGTTGATTGAACGAGAACAGCCACACATTGAAGATGTCAGACATGGAATTGTTGAACCAGAACGTTGTGAACGATGTGAGTATTGCAGAATGACTAAGAAACTAGGAACTATCGTTTCTATGGATGATCTAATTCAGTAAGGGGGTGAAGATTTGAACTATCTAAAACAGCTTTTATCATTCTATGATGCGCTCGAACTAAATCCATTGAACTCATCAGAAATTGCTTTATGGCATGCCTTAATGTCCATAAACAATAAGTCTGCATGGTCAACTACATTTACGGTAGCGTCATCGGTGTTATGTACAAAAGCAGGTTTAGGAACTTCAAATTTCTTTAAAACTAGAAACACCCTCACTCAAAAGGGATACATCAAATGGTCTTCATCAGGATCTAATAAAGCAGCGAGGTATCAAATCAAGGTACTTTATAGTTCCTTGTCTACACATAGTGTAGACACTAGTGAAGACAGTAGTATAGACACTCGTATAGGCACTAGTGTAGACACTAGTAGAGCATTAAATAAACATAAACAAAAAGAAACTAAACCTAAACAAAATCATCAGGGCGATGATGAGCTGTATCGGAATCTAATTACGACGATTCAACAAAACTTTGGAATTAATTCAACTAAGCCATTAATGCAAGACGATTTGAAATATACACTCCAAGACTTTACTAACCAAGGTACGACATATGCAGAAGCAATTGAGATTGTTACTTATGCAGTCAAAATCGCTGTTACATACAGTGCAAACACGTGGAGCTATGTACAAGGAATTATTAAACGCTGGATTAATAGCAGTTTATTTACGATGGCTGAAATCAAAGAGTATCAAGAAAAGCCTAAACAAAATAAAAATGGTTCAGGACAGGATGAACACTATAATTACGATCCGATCTTTTAGGAGGTGCTAGTTTGGAATCTTTAAATTTAGATGGTCCAATGAGACGGATTGCTGCTAAACACGGGATTGATTTATCCAAGCTAGATTTTAATGACCTTCTAGCAAGTAGGGATGAACGTGAGGAGCAAGAGGCAATTAAATTTACAAGAATTAATAATAATTTTAAACGAACTAGAACATTTCAAAGCTCATTAGTAAGTGATTTTGAAGACCTTAAACAGACGTTTGATGATTTTAATGTAACTGATGAGAAGCAGCAAAAAGAGCTTAATAGGGCTAAGAATATAGCTACTAGAATCATTCAAGGTGAGACAGGTAACTTTACATTTTCTGGTCCAGCAGGTTCAGGGAAAACGATGTTAGCGATTAGTATTTTGAATGCAATTAATAAATCAAAGTGCGATAAAACATGCTATTTCTTGAGTTTTGAAATGTTTATGAGCAAACAAAAAGCATCTTTCAATGATCCATCTTTAAAAAAAGACGTTCAGAAGATTGAAAAATGTATTCAGAACTGTGATGTATTTGTTCTTGATGATTTAGGCAGTGAAACGTTCATGCAGCACGTTGATAAATTCAAGAAAAAGCCTACACAGGCTAGTGAGTTTACACAAGAAACGCTGTTTAGGTTTGCTGATTATCGCAAGAGCAAAACTAATATTGTTACAACGAATAACTCAAGTACGGAGTTACAAGATATTTATAATCCAAAAATTTACAGCCGATTAATTGCCAAAAATATGGGCAATGCAATCAAATTTGATAGCAAAGATATGCGAAATATTTTTTAGGAGGATTTCAAAAATGTTAGAAACAAGACAACTTAGATTACGACCAGAGCAGAAAACATTGCTATTGCCACAAGGCGAGTACAAACGTGACAGCATCGATAATCTTAATAAGACACTAGTGGTTGCTAGTGATGTTACAGAGAACGTCTATACACAGCTTTATGGAGTAATCGAGCATTTAACGGCGTTAGATCAAGAATGCTCACAATATCATGGTGATCAAGATTTGAACAACGAAATTATTATGGCTGGCTCATTATTAAATCATATTCAAAAACGTATCGACCAAAAACTAATGGATGCTAATCCACACATCGAGGATGTTCAAATTTGAGTAAAGAACTAATTATGACCGTTGATGATGAACCAGTAGCCGCAGCACGTCCTAGAGTGACACGTTGGGGAACTTATACGCCGCCAAAATACAAAGCGTTCAAATCAAAAGTAGAACTTCAGTATCGAATGCAACACCATAACAAGCAAATATTTGAAAGAGGTTTGCCACTTGTTGCTCACTACCACTTTTACAGGTCAATTCAAAAAGGCTTGTCGAAGAAAGAGCATGACAGGCGGGCTAGGCATGAGGTTAGACCGACAGTTAAGCCTGATTTGGACAATTACATTAAAGCAATTCAAGACGGCTTACAAGCATGCTGGTTTGATGATGGACAGGTTACTGATTACCACGTTAGTAAAGATTATGACGAACACCCACGTGTTGAAGTCAAAATTTGTGAGGCAAATAAAGATGAAAAACATATTTAAAGCAGCTATTGATATTAATCATGTTAATAAATCAAAGCTTGCCATTTGTTTCAATAGCAATTTTAGTATTTGTAGTTTCACTATTTTTTAACCGGAGGACAAATAAATGAATCAATTAATAAAAGTAGACGTTAAAAACAACCAGCAAGTTTTGAGTGCTAGAGATTTATATAACGGTTTAGAAATTGCTCAACGTTTTAGCCGCTGGGTAGATAAGAATTTTGAAATGTTTGAAGAAAATATTGATTATGTGCCCTGTACATCAAGTACACAGCAAAATCAATATGGTGGAACTAAAGAAATAGATGATTATACGATCACAATAAGCATGGCTAAGGAATTGGCAATGATGGTCAGAAATGACAATGGTAAAAGATACCGCAAGTATTTCTTGAAACTTGAAGAAAAATGGAATGATCCTCAAGAAGTAGTTAAACGAGGTTATGAAATTCTTCAAGATGAAAATATTCAATTAAAACTTGAAAATAAAAAGCTCAAGCCTAAGGCTACATACTTTGATAAAATCATGGCTAGTAAATCATTAATGATCACTACAACAATCGCTAAGGATTATGGAATGAGTGCGCAAGCATTTAATAACTTGCTTAAAAAACTCAAGATTCAATACAAATTGGGTGGCATCTGGTATCTATATTCTAAATATCAAGAAAACGGCTGGGTAAGCTCGTCAACTAGAATTATTGATAACAAGCCACGTATTATAACTAAATGGACGCAAAAGGGGCGTGCAGGACTATATAAGTTGTTAAAGGCACACGATATTGTTCCTATGATTGAAAAATTAGACGTTAAGACAGTAACTATTGGAGGATAAGTAATGATTAATAGAATAGTCCTAGTAGGACGCCTAACACGTGATCCAGAATTGAAGCGTACAGCTAATGATGTGGCAGTTGTGAGCTTTACATTGGCTGTAAACAGACGATTTACTAATTCTCAAGGGGAACGTGAAGCAGATTTTATCAGTTGCATTATCTGGAGAAAAGCCGCCGAGAATTTCGCTAATTTAGTTCATAAAGGTTCTCTTGTTGGAATTGATGGACGTATTCAAACACGTAACTATGAGAATAAGCAAGGTAATAGGGTTTATGTAACAGAAGTTGTCGTTGAGAATTTCTCATTACTTGAAAGCAGAAATGCTAATTCAAGCGATAGCACTAACGATAATTCAAATAAAGCACCTAACTATAATCAATCTAAAAATTCAAACACTAATGTGAGTGATCCGTTCGCTGATAACAGTAAACCGATTGATATTAGTGATTCAGATTTACCTTTTTAAGAAATGAGGTTGGATTTATGAATTATGCAGATGTTTATCAGGATTTTGTAGAGGATATATTTGAGCAACATCATCATGATATTTAAGCGACTATTGCTTATATTGCCAAAAATATACCTGAAATTTACGAATGGAAGCCAGACATTCGCGAAGCGAGAAAACGCCTAACTCCAGAGGAAAGAAATACTATTATCTGGCACATAATCACGCCGTTTTAGAAAATGAGGTGATCCAATTGATAAAAGTTAATGATGACAATTTAGCGGTTTATCAAATGCGTGAGAACAATTATAAATTGACTGAGATAGCAAAAGCTATGCATAAAGAGCTTTTCTACATCAGTGATATACAACGTCGAAATAATCGAATTGGAAAAAGATTATATAAGGCTGATGAGGAATGGCAAGAACTAAATTTTAGAAGGAATAAACATAGGAACGAGGCGTTAAGTAATGGCAAGTCTTAAAGACATCAAAGTGAATATTAACGTTGATACGGCAGATTTTATAAAAAGTTTAAGACAACTACAGGAGAGCATAAAAATGGATAACGTAAGAATTTTAAAAGGCTGGACTAAAGAAGAACGTGAAGAACTTGAGGATGCTAAAGAAACAGGAAATCTTGGCAACTTTCTACATAATATAACTGGATATCCTGAGGATACGAATTGTGGTTATGTCTGGGATAACTATCATAAAGCAAGCAGCAGAGAACAGATTTCTATCATCCAAGACATTGTAGATTTCTATACCGGCAAAGCTAAGTTTTCTGAACAAAAATATTATATTAAAATGCCTAAAGTAAATTATCCCTATCTTATACGAGATATGGGCGGCAAATTTGATCACGCTCAATCACCTGATATATTAGGCAGTGGTGAAAATAGCTTTACTGAACAAGAAATCAAAGCTATCGATTCAAGATATATGGCATTCGCTGTGCCAGTGGAGGCAGACGATGAATAAAGAAAAAGTAATAGGCATTTCAAATAGACTAAACAGCATCGTAGATGAAGCTAACAGACATCCTAATGGTAATCCGGGGCATATTACATGGAGTAAGGCGGTTTATGCAATTGAATGTCTATCTAAAGAAGTTAATTCAAAGCCTGTTATGCCTGAAGTTTTTGATGACTTTGCAAAGAAGTTTGATTTAACGATTCAACAAGGCGAACAAAGTTTAGATGAAGCATTAAACGAAATTTATATGATGTATATGCATGGCGGTAGTAAGTTCAATGATTTAGAAGACTATATGAGAAGTCATGGAGATGAAGAATTTTACACCAAGTGTGTCGATGCACTAGTAAATGGTTATGAGGTGGAGCATGGCTAAATGGGTAACGGTACGTATTAATCACGAGACAGGAACTACATTGGAAACCTTAAAGATAAATCGAATTAAAGGGATGTATACATCTTCAATAATAATGAATATCAATTACTTCATAGCGTATGATGGTATGTTTGGATATCAAGCTTTGGAAACTACTAAGGCTGATTATAAATTGTTAACAAGAATTTTAGAGCTACCAGAATTAAACGTTTGAGAGGAAATTAAATGATAATTGATGAATTTGCAAGAAAGACCGCCGAAATACAAGAACTTTTAATGAATAATGATAAGTGCTTGTTAGAAGAGAATAAGCAATTGAAGGAACGAATTAGTAAGCAAGAACTTAATTGGAAGTTAGTTGAAGGTATTGGTTATGGGATTATTGTAAGTACAATTTTTATTAACAATTTGGATAATTAGACAACAAAAAAGCCACCCACAAATGTGAGCAGCTAATTAATTGGTTCCAGCAAATCAATTATATCACTACGGGGGCTGTATTAATGGGATTATTTCCAGAACTAGACGAAGATCAAACAATTAAAAACGTTAAATACTATTTTGAACACGAGTTTCCAAGGTTAAAGGTTCGCTCACATATGAATATTGCTTCTATACAGTCGCCCAGTTTTGATACAGTTGGAACTTCAGGAACGACTAGAAATACGCAAGAAGACAAAATTATGGGGCAATTGTGGGCAACAGATTTGGTTAAGGCTACTTATAAAATGGTAGAGCGTATGCCAGATGGACCAGATAACCATTATTTTAAAACAATTATAAAATATTGCTTTTTGTATGGAAAAGGTAATACCGTGGCTTTAGAACAGACCGGGTATGAATCATCGAGATATTTCGAATGTAAAAGAATGGCTATGTTGTATTTCGCCGATTCATTCAGCGATTATTATGACATGGAAGTAAATGTTATGAAAAATGAAAATAGTGGAGTTTGAGTGGACAAAGTCCGTAGGACATTCGGAGTGATTCTGAGTAATATTGGTATCGTAGAAAAGATTAGATATGCGGTTACTCTACCGTTTAAAAGGAGCTCATTTGTTAGAAGAGTTATGATAACGCTCTTCATTTCGTGAGAACGCGTGGGCGAGTTAATAAAGACCAATTTTAGATAGACGTTCCTTCCCAGGACTTAATATTATTTTACATGCTACTTCGATTAACTTCAGGTTCAACTCCTGGTTCTCACATTGGCCGGCGGAAAACGGCCATAAAATATAAAGGAAAGCCTCGTTTTTCCTTTTTGTAAATAACATATAGTATATGAATACGGTAGCGACACTAATTCATATACAACAGTAGCTAGTGGCGCAAAGGGTAACGTAGTCCAGCTCTCTTAAAAGCAGAGTTCTAGATAATATCTTTGAAGGGTATTATCACGGATAGGTTTTGATTAGTTTATAAATCCCGGGAAACTATTCAAGGAAATCCTGGTGCAAGGTTCGATTCCTTGCCTAGCTATATATGATTATGAAAACAGCCTTTTGGTAATGATCATAGTCATTAATGGTATTAACATAGGCCTAGCCTGGTGAATACTTAATTATATTAGCCGTGAAACTTACGCCGACTATTCGTACGTTGGCTGACATCGTGATGATGAGGGGGCAGACGTGTTACCGTTAAGGCTAATCGTAGTGTGATAGTTCACTAAACTGAACGGTTCTCTAAGCAGGACGGGTAAGGACGTGGGTTCGAATCCCACTCACACTATATTAAAACTGAACGCGTACTTAGTACGCCACTAGCTGATAGGTTAATTCCTATCGGCTTTTTATTTTGGAGGAAACAATATGACATTAAGAGCTGTAAAGAGATCTGACGAGAAGTTTAGAAAGCTGTGGTTCCATGAAAATGATTAAGACATCCTTTGGATATATGACATCTCAAGAGGCCAAAATGATTGGTGATATTGCCAGAGATGAAAAGAAACAAAAAAAGAAGTACCTTAACAGACCAAAAACAGTTAGAAAGTAGGTGATGATGTTGGCTAAGTCAAATATTGGTGAATGGATAACTCCCGAAGGACTACTTCAATTAGAAGGCTGGGCACGTGATGGCTTAACTGACGAACAAATAGCCCATAATATTGGGATTGTTCCATCAACACTTTATGAGTGGAAAAAAAAGCAATCGGAGATATCGGAGACCCTAAAAAAGGGGAAATCCGTTGTTGATCGTGAAATTGAGAACGCCTTATTCAAGCGTGCCAAGGGATTCACGACTACCGAGACACAATACAAAGTTGTCCCGCTTGACGATGAATTAATTGATGTTAGAAGACGTGACTATGAAAACAAGTGGAAGTTGAAGCACCCTGAAGCATCTAAACAAGAGATTCAAGATGCTGCTATCAAAGGTGTGAAGACTACCAGACGAATTAAATTGGGATTAGTTGAAAAAGAGGTTCCACCTGATACGACTGCTGCTATATTCTGGTTAAAGAATCGTAAGCCTGAAGAATGGCGTGATAAGCATGAGACTGAGTTATCCGGTGGTTTAAATGTTCATAACCCGTATGCCAATCTTACTGATGCCGAATTGAAGAAGATTGCTCATGAACAGAAATGACTGGATCAGACGTGGTGCAGAGATTGAACTTGCACGACGACATTTTTTTGATTTCTGCAAACTGAGAATGCCAGACTTTTACAAGCCTAATCGTAAATACTTGGTAGATTTGTGTAATGATTTGGAAGACTTTCTGACAAGTAATAATCAAGTGTTAGTTGTTAATGAGCCACCACGTCATGGCAAATCATTAACCGCCACTAACTTTGTTGAATGGATATTAGGACGTGACAACACGTTTAGAATTATGACAGGCTCTTACAATGAAACACTATCAACCGTGTTCAGTAAGTCAGTACGTAATACTATTCAAGAAGTTAAAGCTGATGACAATATACTTGTTTATAATGATATTTTTCCTGACACCCATATCAAGTATGGTGATGCGGCAATGAATATGTGGAGCTTAGAAGGTAACCCGGTCAACAATTATCTTGCTACATCTCCAAGCGGTACATCTACTGGTTTTGGTGCTGATCTTATTATTATTGATGATGTTATTAAGTCAGCTCAAGAAGCTAACAACGCTAATAGATTAGATGATATCTATCGTTGGTATGTGGATACTATGATTTCACGTCTTGAAAAAGGTGGCAAAGTGCTGATTATCATGACTCGTTGGGCATCAGGCGATTTAGCTGGACGTGTATTAACAGAAATGCCTAAAGCTGGTTTCAAAGTTAAGCACATCAATATGAAGGCTTTGCAAGATGATGGAACAATGTTATGTGATGATGTTCTTTCATATACTGAATATAAACGCAAGATATCCGTGATGTCGCCTGAAATAGCAGCTGCTAACTATCAGCAAGAGCCAATTGACTTGAAGGGTGCTTTGTATCAGAAGTTCAATACTTACACTAAGCAACCAGAATTTACTGGCATATATGCTTACTGTGATACTGCTGACGAAGGCTCTGATTATCTGGTATCAATCGTATATGGGATGTACAAACAAGAACCGTATATCTTAGATGTGGTCATGACACAGGAACCCATGGAAGTAACGGAAAAACTGGTGACTGAAAGCTATTATCGTAATCACGTTAATATGGCACGTATCGAATCCAATAATGGTGGTAAAGGATTTGCACGCCAAGTTGATAGCAAATTAAAGAATGAATATGGAACTAATCGAACAGTTATTAATTGGTTTCACAATGGACAAAATAAAGATGCACGTATTCTATCTAACTCAAGTTGGGTAGAAGAACATGTACATTATCCGGAGGACTGGAAGTTAAGATTTCCAGTCTTTTTTGATGCTATTAAAAAATATCAAAGAGCAGGTAAGAATCTGCATGATGATGCATCTGATTCATTAACAGGTGTTGCTGAATCAGTCATGGCAATGCAATCAGAAACACAAGCGCCATCAATCAATGAGCAAGCTGACTATTTAGATAGCCTGGGACTCTAAATGAAAGGAGAGTGATTTAATGGCAATTGAAGATAATCCAATGGCGTACTATTCAAGTCTACCTTATCCAGATCAACGAACAATTCATATGTTGAGTGGTAGACGTTTCTCACTTGAATCAAATAAACAATACAAAATGCCACAAGAAATATTTGATGCTTTGAAGAAGAATTCGGTTAAGCTTGGAGAAGTTGCGACCCAATTTATTGAGAAACACCAAGCGCTTCAAGTACCACGCTTATTAACGTTGTATCGTTATTACATTGGTGACAATGATATTCACTACTGGGATAGTGAAAAGTCTGACAGTAGGGCCGATAATCGTATTGCAAGTGGGTTTGCTCATTTCATTACATCAATTAAAACTGGCTATCGTTTCGGCAACAATATTAAATTTCAATACAACGAAGATTCTGATACATCTAAAGATGATGAAGATAAGCTCAATGATTTGATTGCTGATTTTAATTCTAAGAATGATGAATCATATCATGAAAAAATTATGGGCAAGAACCTGTCAATTATGGGACGTGCGTACGAATTAATGTATGTACGTGAGAATACCAACGAAGTGGCATTACGACCTGTGAACCCTGCTAATGCGTTTGTGGTTTACGATTCTAGCATGGAACAACATTCACTATTTGCCGTTTATTATTACAACATCAACTTTAATCAGCAAGATTATTGGTACACAGTTATCTATACTGATGATCATATTTACTATTACAAGCCAACGTCTGATTATGATGGACAACTAACATTATTAAGAAGTGAAGAGCATAGCTTTGGTAGTGTTCCAATCACTGAATATATTAATAATGATGAACGTATGGGTGACTGGGAATATAAGCTTGATACCATTGATGCAATCGATAAAAGTAAGTCTGAAATGGCAAACTCACAAGAAGACTTTAGCAATGCAATGCTTATGATTACTGGTGATATTGATGTTCCTAAAACACCATGGGTCGGCGCTGATGGCCAACCATTGAAAGATGAAGATGGACATATTCTTTATAAGAAGAAGCCTCAAATTGATACTCATCAAAGCAAGATATGGTTAAAGCCAGCACTAGTTAAGAGTGGTATCAATGATAACAGCCAGGTTGTTCAACCTACTGCATCGTATCTAACTAAAGAATTGAATTCTGATGGCTGGAAACTCTACATTGATGCTTTGAATATGGAAATTCATAAGGACACAAATACACCCGATACAAGTGATGCTAACTTTGCATCAAATGCGTCGGGTGTTGCCATGTCATATAAGCTTTGGGGCAGTGATCAAGAGCGTTCTAATCAGGAATCATTGTATACAAGAGGAATCATGCGCCGTATGCGCTTATTGGGTAATTATTGGCAAAAGTTAAATGACATTAAAGATGCAAGTATGGTTGAGAACATTAATCCAATCTATACGCCTAATTTGCCTAAGAATGATGCAGAAATTATGCAGACCGTCACCGCTTTGGTTAATACCGGTAAAGTTTCTGATCAGACTATTCTTGAACAAATAGAACCAATCACAGGTGTGAGTTATGAGTCCGAAAAGGAACGTAATGAAGATGATACTGAAGAAGCTCAAAAGAGTAATCCTTTTAACAAGGTATTTAATAGAAAGTCTGACGATAATCAAGAGCCAGAAAGTGATGATTCTGATTCAAAAGAGGTAGATTCTGATGAAACTAACGAAGAATCAAGCGATTAGAATTGCTCAAAAAGTCTATGGTAAGCAGGACGAACGTGTTAAAGAAATAGAACACATGTATCGAGATACTCAATCTAAGGTTATTAATGATGTTGATGCGTTCATGGGAGCTAACAAATCATGGACAGCGAAGGCTAGTCCTGATGAGATTGCTAACTTCTTAGCCAATTTAAAAGATACTTTTTATAACGCTAGTGCTGATGATCAGAATCTTATTAAGATTGCATATGGTAGTAATGAGCTAAGAACTAATGGTGATATGTTAATGGCTAATATCACTAGGGATGTTGTCAGACAGTCGATGGCTCAAAAGATTCATTTAGGCGTATCAACTAAAAATATTCCTGATGTTGTCAATGCTTCAACATATCATCAAGCTACTAAAGTTCTTAGAAATAATAGACATATTTCAGAGCAAAGTAAGAATGTCGATGCAATTATTTATAAGTCAGTTCAAAATGCCACATTGGACAGTCACGTTGATTCTGACATGTTTTCATCAATCAATAAGCAAACTATGCAGACACTTAGAAAAGTTCGTGACGTTGCCGAAATGGCTGCTAAAAGTCCTAAGGATTCTTTGAATTGGAAAACTACTATTTCCAATATTTTGACTGGTGGTGACAAAGCTACCGATGGTCAAATGGGACGTGCAGCAGGATTAATCAGGACTGCGACAGCTCAAGCCATGAACCGTACTAGGTTGCAAGACTTCCATTCAAGAGGCGTTAAGAAGTATAAATATATATCACTAGAAGCTCAAAATACTTGTGCTGATTGTGATGCACTTGATGGCCAGATATTTAATGTTGAAGATGCTGAAGAAGGTGTTAACTTTCCGTTAATGCATCCTAATTGTCAGTGTACTGTCATTGAAATTAATGACGATGATGATTGGGATAATAGTGATTACGATGTCACAGATGAATTAGATGAATTGTAGGCAACTTTAAATGTTGTCTTTTTTTATGCCTTCAAACGTGTGTCAGGCGTTAAAGAGCCATGGGTATAAAGCCGACGGGCTATAAATGGAAATCAATGCCGACGGGCTTAAAACGGGAGGATAACTTATGGACCCTAATCAAAATAATGACCAATCACAAGAACCAAATGTAAATAATGAGCCTACTCAAACTGAAGTGACTTTTGATGATAAGCAACAAGAAAAAGTTAATCAATTAGTAAGTGCAGGCAAAGCCAAAGAAAAAGCTCGTGCCGATCAAACTATTAAAGAGTTGCAAAGCAAGGTTGGAAACATTCCAAATTTGATTAAAGAAGCAATTGCAAAGCATGACACCGAAGCAAATATGACAGATAAAGAGAAGTCGGATGCTCATACTCAAGAGCTTGAAAATCAAATTGCAAAACTGCAAGAAGAAAACAAACACCGTGCATTAGTTGATAGTGCTAATAAGATTGTAGCCGAAAAAGGATTGCCACAATCATTTGCAAAATTGTTCGTTGGTTCTACTGATGACGAGACTCAACAAAACCTTGAAAGTGTCAAAACTGAATTTGATAAAGCTGTGCAAGAAAGTGTTGAAGAACGCCTAAAGGGTAAGAGTTCACCTCAAACCGCTACTGGCAGTCAAGCTACAACAGTCAATGAGGATTTAAGTGACATGAGCCTTGAAGATTTAACTAAGGCATATCTGCAAAATCCAGATTTGATTAAGAAGAATTATTTAAATAAATAGAAAGAAGGAAATTTAAATGCCACAATTTACCGGCTCTACATTTTTAGGTCAATTAGTTATTCCTGAGATTTGGGCACAATATATTAATAACGACAATACTAAAACTAATCGGTTACTAACGTCTGGAGCTATTACCGCCGATGATGTAATGGGGGCACATTTGCAAGACCCAGGCAGATTAATGAATATTCCAGTATTAAATGATTTATATGGTGATCCACAAGATTGGAATGACACCGATGATATTAAGGTAAATTCATTAACAACTGATCAACATAATGCTATCAAGTTTTATCAAGCAATGGCATATGGTGCTTCCGACTTTGGTCAACAAGTTTCAGGAGCTAATGTTCAAGCACGTATTACATCACGCTTTTCAAATTATTGGCAAGGTCAAGACCAACGTTTGCTATTAGCATTGCTTAATAATATGTATCTTATTGATGATTTGAAACAAGAAAAGTCGTTTGGATTTGATACAGCAAAGGATTTATCAACTGGGGATTATTTAGCAGCATTATCAAGAATGGGTGATGTTGCAACACCAAGTTTGACTAGACTAGTTGTTAATTCAGCCACTGTATTTGCTATGCGTGAGCAAAACTTAATTGCTGATGTTCAACCATCTCAAGGTGCTACAAACCTTACAACTTATAACGGTATTTCAATCGTTGAAGATGATGATATTGAATTAGCAGCTGACGGTACAACAACAATGTACGCTTTGAGCGACGGAGCTATGCGTTATTCAACAGCCCCATCAAGTCAAAACGCCGTTGAAGTAACTCGTGATGCATTAGGAAAAGGAGGCCAATCAGCAATTATTAACCGCCGTATCGTTTCAATGCATCCAAATGGCTTGGGATATGATGTTACACAATCATATGAAGGCTTAACTGTTAATAAGCTTGAAAGTGCAACAGTACCTTATTACAAGATTGTTACCGATCCACGTAACATTGGTGTTGTGGCTTATAAGTTCAAGGTTGATCCTAAGTATGTCGTTACAAATATCAATACTAAGGCTAAGAAGACAGCAGCATCAACATCTGGTACTACAACAGGCAAGTAATGAGGTGATTGCATGAGTGAAGAAACGCCCACAGTTACTGATACAGTTTTAAAAAATATAGAAGTTCTTAACGATCTCAAAACCGATGATCCTCGAATTCCTAGAATCAAAATTTACATTGATAATGCTATTGATGAAATCAAACTGTATTTAGATATTGATACTATCGATTCTAAGCTGACTGTTATTGTTCAAAAAGTTACTCAAGACGCTTTGACTAAAGAAAACTATGAAGGGACTAAATCTATTTCTGAAGAGGGGATGTCATTGACGTTCCAAGACACGGATTTATCACCTTATTTTGATTTGCTTAACCAGTACAAAGATGGTCTGGAAGAGAATGACCATAGAGGGAGCGTGATGACCTTTGATTAGACCTGTTATTTATTTGGTTCACGAAGTAAGTAAGCCTAATAGTTCACCTTTAGACCACACAAAAAAGCTAGTAGCTACCAAATACTATGGTGCTAGAGTAACAGAACTGAATGGCGCTCAAGAACAACTAAACGTATTTGGACGACAGTTTGCTAAGTCGTGGGTAATTAGATTCAATTCACCTGAAAAAGCTGATTTCGTTGGATTTGAAGGTGAATTTAACGAGAAAACTCAATCGCCTAAATATTCAGTTAGTCAAATCAGAAATCATCGTAATCGAACTACTATGTACGTCACTGGGACGGTGGTTAAACCATGAATGAAGATGAAAATGAGAATCAACCGACTGTTAGAATTCAGATCAAAGATGATTATAAAGACCCAATGATTACTATGGCAAGGTCTTTAAAACAATCTGGTAATTCAGATTTGGCCGAGATTATTTTGCAGGACAAAGCAAGAATGGAAAAAAATGTTCCTAAATTAATTGAAAAGCTTGGAAACCAAGAAGTTTCCGATGCTGTGGATTTGATTAGAGAACGTGAATACCATTCAAAAAGCGGATATCGTGGTAATGGTAATCTCGAAAAGAGTATCAAAAAGAAAATTTCTGACGATAAATTAAGCGTTGATGTATTCCCAACAGCACTGTCTAGTGATGGCAAAGGTAAATCTAGTGGTGGATATCCTTACGGTAGTGCGTTTGAACATGGCCTAAAAAGTAAGGATTATCCAGCACAGCATCCAATGAGAGATAGTGGACGTGATCTCGATGTAGATACTTACACTGATGAGATGCTTAAAAATTCAATAAAGTAGGTGGTCAATATTTCACCAACACGAGATTTGATGACAAGTGCTTTAAAAGTATTAAGCCAATTTGGGATTCCTGTATTTGATACTGAAGATAGTGATAGTGCGGAATATCCACAAATCAGTTTTTATGTTGAAAATTCTAGTAACAATAATATTTCTAAAAATGAAGTTAGATCGGCTTATACATTATGTGTTGATTACTACGACATTAAAAATAACAACAATGATCAAATGATGGACAACTGTTATGAAATTAAGCAATTACTCCAACATTTGAATTTATCAAATTATAATTGTCGGTATTCTGGTTATGATGACAGAACGCTGACAGATACATCTACATCACAAATCTTAAGAAGATACAACTTGATGATTGATTATTACATATCAGAAAGAATAGTTATTTAGACATTCATTTAAACGTGGATGTCTATTTTTTTACCCAATTTTAAGAAAAGAGGAAATGAAATGGACGGAGATACTACTACCGACAACAAATTTAAGAAAGCATTTAAGGGTCGGGATGCTGATAAAATCATTTATTTATATAAACGATTTATGCATGAACCATTGGCTAACAAGGCTCATATTTTAGGCCAACAAGGTGCCACATCAGGGACTAACGCTCGCGCTGTTCAATCTACAGCTACTAAGAGAGGTACGGCGAAAGGTGTTGGAGCTATTAACCAGCAAAGAACCGTTGATGTTATTTTTGATGATCCAGCCAAAAACGGAAAAGATTTGTACTGGGATTTGTATGCTGCATGGCAAAAAGGTGAATTAATTGGCTTGTGGAGAGTTGATTTAAACACCTTACATGGAACTAAACCAAATCGAAAAGTTCAAGCACAATATTCGCAATCATATGTACCCAATTTGCCTAACACTGAAGCACTAGGTGGGATTGTTACATCTAATCTTCAATTCGAAGTTAATGGTGTTGAACGTGCGCTTAATTCTGATGAAAATGCTTTTGAATTGAATGAAGCTGACTTCGAAGATGGGGTACTTGATGATTTAGATAAGTATTACAATTACGCCCACCCAAGTGATATTGGTACAGAAAATGGTGAAACTATTGATAAGACCGTCGACGATGACACTATTGAAGTTCAAGATACTTCAACTGGGGAAGATGTAATGGGACCTGCTTATAAAGTTGTTGATAATACGAATGGTTCAAATCCAACATCTAACCCATCAACTAGTGATACATCATCTGGTAAATCAGGTGACACATCAAATACATCTCCAACGGTTTAGGGACTAATAAAAGAGCATACTCACTCAAATATGAGCGGTGGCGGTCGGAATTATTCAATTAGGAGAACTCAAAATGATTAAATTGAACATCAAAGGTACGGAAGTAGAACCATCATTTACTTATGGTTTATATAAAAATATTGCCGGTAAAGAACGTGAAGAACGATCATCTAAATTCAATACATTTTTGAATGGGATTTTTAATGATGACATGAATCAAGTGATTTACTTCTTCTATTGTGTTGCCGGTGGCAAAATTCCGGAAGATGAAATTGTGGCACAAATTTCAGAACAAAAAGGATTTGAGAATATTCACGCAGTTTCTAGTGATATTCTTCAAGGATTTATGTCAGATGGTTTTTTCGCGACAGCAGTACAACAGTTGCTAAACTCCGTAGCAGATTCAATCAAGAGTATGCAAGAAGCTTACAAGATGCCTACGTTGACAGACGAAGACAGAGAAGTAGGGAAACTTCAAATCGAGGAGCGCAAAAAAGCACTCAAGGAAATGGAAAAGAGAATCAAGAAGTAAAGAGTTTCTTGGATTTGGATGTGCTTATTGTTCAAGCACGAAGAATTGTTGGAATAACTGACATAGATGATTTTTACAAACTTACTCCAAATGAATTTAGAGACTTATGTAAAGGTGCTTTGCTAGCACAATATGACAGGTTGCAAGATGAACGATTGAGTTCTGCAATGATAAAGCCCGTTGGATTCGTTCAAAATATTCAAGAGCAAAACGAGACAATTCAGCAAAGTTTAGATGAATTAAAAAGTAACGCCGATAGTTTTGGTAGTAATCAGAGTGAGGAACAAAGAGTCAAGAACGATAGCAGGGCATTTTATAACTTGGTAATGAAGAGGGGGCGTGAGTAGATGTCAGATATTGTCGTTAATAAGATTTTTAGACTTTCTGCTGAAGATAATGTCACCCCAACGCTTAGCAGAGTATCGCAATCGTTTGATAAGTTAACTAAGCCTAAAACCACTAAGTTTGATATTAGTGCCGATGAATCTAAGGTTCAGCAATATGCTTCACAGTTAGATGGATTATCTAAAACACATCAAACAAAGTTGGAAGCAATTGCCGATAAAATGGGATTTGATAACTTTGATAGCTATATGCGAACCCTTCCTAAAGATATTCAAACTGAGTTAAAAGCTAAGTTTGATAAGCAGGCTTTCGAATCGGCAAAACATGATTATGATTCTTTACCTAAAGAAAAGAAAACTAAGCTTGAAGCTATTGCGGAGCAAAGAGGATTTACAACATACAAAGCTATGTATAATGCAGTTCCTAAAGAAGCACGGACTCGTTTAGATTTCATAGCTAATAAAGGTGAATTTAGCGAGATCAATAGGGAAATTGCTGAAATAACTAAGCCGATTACTAAGAAAGTAAATGTCGATAGTTCTTCGGTTGATACTGCCACCAAGAAGTTTGGTCATCTTAAAGAAATCATAGCTGGTACTTTTGCGGGACAGATGATTTCCAATGGTGTTAATCAATTGACCAGTGGTTTAAAGTCAGCAACGCAAGCCGGAATGGAGTACAACAAGGAACAAGATACTATGAAGACCGTTTGGACGGCTCTTACAACAGAAGCACCGAGAGACGGCAAAGAATTAGTTAATTATATTAATAGTTTATCACAACACTCAATTTATGCTGCTGATACTATTAATGAAATGGCTCAATCCTTTTATCATGTTCATTCTAACGTTGACGAAACAAAAAGGTGGACAAATTCATTTGTGGCACTGGGTTCTACCTTACATATGAGTAATTCCGCTTTAGCAGAATCAGGTGAGATGTTCGCTAAAATTGTTGCTGGTGGTAAAGCCGGTTCAGAAGACATGGCGGTTATGATCAATCGTTTCCCTATGTTCGGTGAAGCTTTACAAAAAGCTACCGGTAAATCAATGAAGGAATTATATGCGATGTCAGCGGCTGGTAAATTAAGTGCAACACAATTTACTGAAACACTGGATTATTTGGGTAAGAAATACTCTGGTGGTACTCAAGAAGCCATGACTTCTTATATGGGCATGGGAATGTATATTCACTCACGTTTCAGCAAATTAATGGGTGATATCATGTCTCAAACATTTGACACTACTAAATCTGCTAGTGGTGCGATTAGAGATTTGCTATCTGATGATGCAATGCAGAAGTATTCTAAAGCAATTGGATCAGCGACAGGCAAAGTTTTAAATGGTATCGGGGACATCATCAAATATATTGATAGTCATAAAGAAACCATTATGAAGATTGGTAAAGACGTTGGTGAGATTGCTTCTATTTTCGGTAAAGCCATTTGGAATGATATAAAGTCAATCATGACTACCATAGCTGAGAAATTTGGACTTGTTGATAAGAACGCTAAAAGCTCTGCTGATCCACTTAAAACTTTCGAAAGCATTTTAAGTGCAATTGCTAAGCATAAAACTGCAATCTCTAATATTGCCGGAGCACTTTTAGCAATTAAAGGATTTAAGATGGCCAAAGGTGTATTTGATCCCTTGGCTAAAATTGCAGGTATCGGTGATAAAAATAAGGGCGGTTTGTTTACCAAAATAGTTGGTACTGGAGATAATAGCCAGAAGGTTGCGAGAAAGCCAGTTGAGTTCATTGGACATTGGACATGGAAAGGACTTAAGGGGTTTGGAAGATTAATTAAAACAGGCGGTTCAAAGACTCTGAAATTTGTTGGTAAATGGACTTGGAAGGGTTTAAAAGGCGCTGGAGGTCTAATTGGAAAAGGTGCAAGCAAAGCGACCACTTATACTGTTAAGGCAGTTGTCTCTGGCGCTGGTAAAGTTAAGGATTTAGCTTTGGCAGGAAAAGATTTAGCTGTGGCTTTTGGTGCTAAAACAATTGGAGCATTAAAGACCTTTGGTACTACCATGATGACTTTAGGTAAGACGGCCTTAATGAACCCTTATGTTGATATAGCACTTGCTGTGATTGGATTAGGTGTTGCTTTCTATGAAGCTTATAAGCATATCAAGCCCTTTAGAGATGCTATGAATAAACTTGGTGGCAGTATCGTGAAAGGTGTCAAAACTGGAATTGATGGAGCTAAAAAGTTATTTACTGGCAAGCTAGGATGGGAACAAGCAATTGGCAAAGAAACTGGAAAGATTGGAAAAAATATTCAATCTGGTTTTAAGACAGGCACAGATTGGGTCAAGAAGCACAAGACTGAAATTACTGCCTCGCTAGTCAATCCGTTTGCTGGTGTCACGGCTTGGTTCTTGAAGGATACTAAGACCGGAAAAAACGTTACTAAGTGGGTGTCAGGACTAGAAAAATCAGTCAAAACATCTACTAAAGGTAAAAAGGGTCTTGGAAACAATCTGACTGGCATTTTTAAAGGCGTTGGAGACTGGTTAATAAAGGATAAGTCTACTAAAAAAGGCTTTGACAAATGGATGTCTGGTCTTGAATCATCTGTTAAAAATTCAACTAAAGGTAAGAAAGGATTGTTGTCCAATCTTACCGGAACATTTGATGGAGTTGCTAAATGGTTCAACAAGGATAAGAAAACTAAGAAGGCTATGCAAACGTGGTCTGATGGCTTAGGTAAGATTTTTAGTGGAAAAAAAGGGTTTGCTAAGTTATTTAGCGACTCGCTTGATTCTATGACTAAATCTTTAAGGAAATCTAAGTTTGGCAAAGCTTGGGATGGATTCTGGAAAGATACACAAAAGACTACTACCAGTTGGGATAAGAACATTAGTAAATGGTGGTCTGGATTTACAAAAGATTTCGGTAAGAAATGGGACAAGACTTGGAAAGATAGAAAAGCCGGTATGCATGATACGTGGAAGGGTATGCACTCTGCCTACGATGATTTCACTACTGGTATTGGTACATGGTGGTCTGGATTTTCTAAAGATTTCGGCAAAGACTGGAATCAAGGATGGAAAGACAGAAAGACCGATATACATGATAGATGGAAAGGTATGCATACAGCCTATGATGATTTCACCACTGGTATAAATACTTGGTGGAGCGGCTTTAAATCTAGCTTTAAATCGGGCTGGGACAGCTTTTGGAAGGGTGTTCAGAAATTATTTAAAGATATTTTTGGAACCTTTAAAGATTTAGCTCACGATGCCATGAAAGGCGTTGTTGGAGCCATCAATGGTGGTATCGGCGGAATTAATACCGTTATCAAGTTCTTTGGTGGAAAAGCTCAATCTATTGCACCAATCAAGTACGCTGGCGGTGTTGGATATCACCCTGGCGGACCTGCTCTTATCAATGATCAAAAGGGACCCCTGTTTGAAGAAGCATTCAAGAATCCGGGTGAACCTTGGAGAGTCATTCCTAAGATGAGAAATGTCATGGTTGACTTGAAACCCGGTGCCACAGTTGTACCTGCCACTGAAACGGCTCAACGTTTTGCACCTAGTTCAGTGCCACATTATGCAAATGGTGTTGGTGGTTGGATTAAAGGTGAATTGAGTGACATGGGTAGCTGGGTTAAAGACAAACTAGAAGGTATTACGGACTTCTTAAAAGACCCGCTAGGCAATTTAACATCTGTCTGGGATAAAGCTACTTCAAAGATTAGTCAAGCTACTAAATTTGGTAGTACGTTTGCACCTCCAGCAGGCCATTACGTTGTTAAGCAATCAATTAATTGGGTCAAAGACCAATTAAGCAAGCTGAAAGATAAAGAGCTAGAAGCTCAATCCGTTGCTGGTGATCCTAAAGCCGCACAAGCATGGTTACCAATCGTTAAGAAAGTTCTTAAAGATATGGGAGCCAACCCACCAAATGGGATTGACTGGGAAGCGGCTGCATATGTTCGTGAAATTGCTCGTGAATCTGGTGGTAATGCTGCCATTCGCCAACAAATTTCTGATAAGAATTCACTTGCTGGTAATCCTGCCATGGGATTATTGCAATTTATTCCGCAAACATTCATGGCTTATGCTGTTCCCGGTCACACCAATATCTTATCTGGTGTTGATCAGATTATGGCAACAACAAACGCCTATATGCACAACGGTGGATGGAACCGAATCGGAACAGGCAGACAGATTAACTTTTTGGCCAATGGTGGTTGGATGACTAGTCCAACTTATCTTGGTAATGGAAACGTTGCCGGTGAGGTTGCTGGTGAACCTGAAGTTGTAATTAATCCAGCACGACCATCAGCATTACCATTAATGAATCAATTGATGTACAAAATGGCTGACTTTCACCCAGAATTTAAGTCATCTAATTTAATGGGAAATATCAGTAGTGATATCGGTCAAAAATTAGATGCAGTTATTAATTTGCTAGGCTCCATTAATGGAAAGAACTTTGCTCCAGAAATTAACGTAGTAAGAACATCTAATAACCTTAATCAACAAAACCAACGTGATACAGCTGTTTATGGTTACATGCAAGGCAATAGACAATAGTAGAAAGGAGATAGTAATTAGTGACTGAAAAAGTATTTAAAGATGAATCATTAGAAAATCCCAAGCCACATGCGTACGGATTTTCAAATGGTCATGATAATCCATCAAGATTGCCATATGATCCAGTAGAAGTTGCTATTTCGACTGATGGGATTAATTGGAAATCTTATTATGATGTCGAAGATTTATTTGGAGTGCATTGTTATGACTATGATTCTCCAATGACGAATCCTGTAGACAATTGGCAAAAAATTAATACACGTGATGGTCAAACACGCACATCAGGTTCATTTGATAGTAGGGATATTCAATCAACATGGATGATTGACGCTACTAATGAATCAGAATTCTTAATGCTGATTGAAGAATTACAGAATTTCTTCATGATTCGTGGTGGCTTTTGGATTGTATTCAGTCGTGAACCCACCTATAAGTACCGTGTGGTTACTAAGCCGATTGTTCCAACTTACTTCAATGAGAAAGCTGGAACATTCCAAATTACGTTTAATAACTACACTGGCGTTCGTGAGAGTGTCGGTACATCATTAGAAATATTTGATAAAAATAAAAACTTCTTTTCTTATGGCATGGGAATGCCTAACAAAGATATTTCCTTTGAATCCAAAGAAAAGAAGTTTTCTATTTATAATCCTAGTTCATTCGCTATTGACCCATTGGCACAGCACCATTACTTAAAAATTCACATTAGAGGGTCTGGTTCGCCAACCCTAACTAATAACACTACCGGTGAATCATTCACTTATAATCGTGTTTTAACATCATCTGATGAACTAATTTTAGATGGTGTTAATCCTATGATTAATGGGACTAACGATGGTATTAATTCTGATCACGGGACTATTTCACTTGCTAAAGGTAACAATGAATTTGAGATTTCTGGTCTATCAAATTCTGATGTATCTTTTGAGTTCTACTTTATCTACAACTAACGTCTAATCATAAATTATTAGTAAGGTCAGCTGACGGCCAGAGCGAAGAATGGCTGACTTGCTTAGATGAGAGCACATTTAATATTGATCAACAGATTAGTGAGACATTCTCAATAACTTTCACAGCATTCCTTTCAAAAGATACTTCGTTATCCTTTGAGATGTTGCAAGACGGTGCCTCAATCATCTTTGATGGTCAAAAGTATAATGTCATGCAATTGGTTGAAAAGGTCGTAGATGGCTTAACAACTAAAGATGTCACATGCACACATGAAATTTTTGGAATGCAAGATTTCAAGCAATTTAAAGTTAATAGTGGCAGTCAAACGTATTCATTGGATGAAGCAATGAAGTTTGTATTTGATTCTGAATATAATGTTGACGGTTATACGTACAAATTGATTGGGGATTTTCCTAAAGTTGATATCACTGATTGGGGTAACTGTTCCGGACTCGATGCTGTTCAAAAGGCAGTCGATAGCTATGGTGCAAAATGGTTGCCTAGCGAAAAAACAGTCATCATTTACGATGATGCTTCATATAAACATCAAACTAATAAGACGTTTAGAAACCTGTATAGCACTAATGATATTGAAGTTTCAATTGATCGTACATCGATTAAGAATGGAGCCATGCTCTATGGTGCAACTCAAGACAATGAGCATAATCAAACTGATGGAGCGGTTGCAGTAGTTGATTCCGCAGGAATATCTATGTCAGCTACTCCAGTTGGTCCTGAAGCTAAAGGAGTTATTTCAGCAGTTAATGGTGTGCCGGTTTACAGTTCGCCAACTAAGAAAATCAAAACTGGTCAAATTCTTGCCAATGGATCCATCTATAAGATTGCTCAACAGGTTTCAATTGATAGTACGACTTGGTATGAAGTTGGTGTTAATGCATGGATTAGTTCTGAACACGTCAGATTTGATTTACCAGGAGCTGTTAAGCCCGAAAATCATGTAATAGATTTAGTTTGGGGTGAAGGAACTATCAAAGTTGATGGCGATTCTAGCTCTGACGATGATACCGATAAGGATAATAATGTCAGTTCATCAATCGGTAATGCTCATCTGACAATATCAACAATGAATGCGCAAGGTGCACCCGTTGTTGGACCTGATATGGCCACTGTTAAACGTTATTTAACTAATGGTGATAGCTTTCTTTCAACGTCTAAAAAGGTTGTTGATGATGTTACATATTACTTTGTCGCTACTGATGAATGGGTAGCTGAAAACTATGTCACATTTGATAAAGAAGGCGACATTAAGCCCGAGAATCAAACTATCCAAGTGGTTACCGGTCAGGGTACTGTTAAATCAGATGATGAAGTGGACGTATACGATTCTCCTTTCACACCACAAACTAAAATAGGAAAGGCTGTTTCAAATGGTACTCAATACAAAATCACTGCCGAAGCTTCCGATGGTGCTCAATCTAAATCATGGTACAAAATTGATTCTGGATGGATTGACCAATCGGCGCTAGATTTCAGTGGCGCTACTGACGTTGCTGTCACGGAGGTTAAGAATACTGTTTTTGGAGCTACTGTGTACGATTCTCCATGGTCCCCGCAGACTAAGTTAAATCATGGTGTTATGAATGGTTCCCGTTGGATGATTAACGGTTCTGTGAGTGATGGTGCTAATGGCAAGTCTTACTATCGAATTGCAACTAATCAATGGGTTGATCAAAGTGATTTTGATTTCAGTGGTCAATATGATGTTGAGCCTAGTGATAATCAAGGTCAAACTGATGGAACAACGGCGGATGACACAAATTATGTGTTTGAGCCTTTTTTTTATTACAACGCTCCATCAAGAGACCAATATGGTTTGAAGATTGGCGATGATATTACTAATGATCAAATCAAAACGGTAGAACAGATGAAGCAGTACGCTGATTCGGTACTACAAACAGAGCCAGTCATTGAATTAACAGTTAACTTGAGTTATCAAGATGACACCATGAAAATTGGTGATACAAGTTACTTAGATGCTGGCCCACTTGGTATTAAAACAATTGTCACTTTGAATGGTATTAGTGGTAACCCACTGATGAAAGATACTCCAATGACGATATCGTTAGATAACTCGAAGATGTCAAAGAAGAATATCAATTTTGAAGTTGCTAGCACATTAAAGCTTCATGAAAGAAACAATAAGTTGCTAAATAAATCAGTTAAAAAATTAGCTGCAAAGGTTAACAGCCTTGAAGCTAGTCAAAATAATTCAAAGGAGGGGAGCTAATGCAAGGATATGATGGGACACAGCAATTCTATTCACCTTATCTAAATCAAGATTTACAGCTAATTGAATACGGTCGATTGCCAAATAATCAAATCTCAAAAACGTCTGCAACTGGTACAACTTACATAGATAAAGACAATAACCAAATTGTTGAAATTCTTGGTAATGATAATGCTGGTAAGACAGTGTTTAGACGTTTTAGGCTAGTTGATTTGAAGACTTTACTAAAATTACCAGAACTTCAAAATATTGAAGGCTTTGATGGTAATGACGTCCACTTAGACCACTTAACCCAAGAGTTGATTGGACCAAGCATGTTTCATTCAAATGATTACAATGTTGAAACGATTGAGAAAGTTATTAACTTACTACTTAAAAATCAAGCGTTACAGCAATCAAATGAGAACGAAATTATTGATTTCTTCAAGCAGTTAACTGATGATCAATTATCTGAAATTTCTACATCAATTTCTAAACTGATTGATGAACGATACTATTCAAAAGCTGATGTTGATAAGAAGATTGATTTTCTTCAAAAACAAATCACCAATATCAATCATTATATTGGTGATAAGCCACAACCAAATTCTAACTTTGCTAAAGGCTTTACTGGCAATCCTGATTACAATGATAAAATTATGGATTCTAATGTCGAAGGCAAAGTTGAGAATTTGAATACTGAAGATGAGGAAGGAGATAGCGATGGAAAGTAATGTAAATACGGATATGTCATCTACTGACGTTCAACCGGATATTGGTGTTAAATATCGTGTACCTTCAGTTGGTGCAGAATACCGAACATTAGATACAGATTTGCCAATGGAGCAGCCTTTGATTTTCTATCTTGATGGATCAAAGGCTTTTTACTTGCCTCACGAAGACACATCAGACGAGAGTACACACAATATGCCACAAAGTGTGTTGGATACTCTTACCAATAAACGTATTTTCCAAATGATAACTATTCGTCAAGGCCAATCAGGAATGCTACATGTACCTATTACATTTAAGAATATTGATGGCAACGTTCCAATGGATAATTATTTAATCCGATTCGAGGGACGAGATGCTGACGGCAATATCATTTTGGATGACGAGGGATTTAATCCAACACAAGCAAACTTGGGATTCATTGACTGGACACCATCAGCAGTAATTGCACAGTCAGCCGGCTATTATAAGAATGCTCATTTTGTGATTGAAAACACGGATAGAACTAAGATTCTAACTACCTTAGATTTTTCAATTAAAGTAATTGCCAACGATGTGGCTATGCCGGTTGTCCAAGAATTTTACGCATCTGAATATGTACGTTTACTAGCACATATCAAAGAAATGGAGACATCAGCAGACCATCAAATTAACTATCTACTGAATGCATATGCAGCAATCATAGCTTCAGAGCTCAAACAAGTTGATGAGACTATGCAGCAAGCCTTAACTAAGTTAGATCAAGAATTAAAAGAAGGCATTGGCAATGTTGATACTTTTGTTAGTCAAAGCAAGCAGAAACTTGATTCTTTGAATGGCGATATTGATACTGCACAAACTCGTATGGACGGGCTTGAGAAACAAATTAGCGATGACGGATTAGTTACTAAAGATGGGCTTAACACTGCTGTTCAATTGGGTATTAATACCGGCAAAATCATTGTAAATGTTGATGATGTCATTTTGGACAAGGATATTTCATCAAAGGTTGACCTTTTGACTGGAATTATCGAAGGGAGTAGTGATCAAGCATGACAGATTTAGATAGGGTAGCCAAGCTGGTCACTAGTTTGCCAATTGTTATTAAGACCGATGATGGCACCGGCAGAATCATTAAGTTGCCAATTGATAAAACTGACAATTTTATTAATTAATCAGCATATTTGATGACTGTAACAGGTGCACAATCATTTGTTAAAACTGAAATTGCAAAGATTGATACGACAGATAAGATATCTGATTCAACAGTTTCGGCAAAAATTGATTCATTACAAGCGGCATTGTCAACAACAACAGAATAACAGGAGGATAAATAAATGGTAGAAAATGCAATTACAAAAGTTGCTCGAATTGCAGCTAATGCACTGCAAGGACTTTTTTATAAAGATTCAAGCGGTAAAATTCATAAAATTCCAACCGATGACAAGAATTTCGGTGATATCACTGGTTTAATTGGCAATGGTTCTGGTGGTGATACTGGCGGTGGAGATAATTCTGATCACCCGTCTGCTGGAGCTGATTATTATGCTGGTTCGCTTGCCGATGGTGAAATTACTGAAAGATACTTGCTTTATCAACGTGATGAAAGCGTAGCTGAGGAACCAACAACGTCTAAAACAGTAACTTTGCTTAGGGATGTTGGTACTAAATTTAATATGGCTGGTGACGGTGCTACATTCTTGTTACATCTTCAAAAGACAGTTATGACAGCTGGAGCTAAAGGTGACGTTTCAGATATTGAATTGAATTATGATACAAGCAATGCTGTTAAAGAAGGATATTTTACGACTACGTCTGTTTATCCTGTTTATATTAAATCAGCTGATTTAGCCACCACTAATGAACTAGATATTCCAATTAATGGCATTGGTGAAAATTTGCAAGAAGGCAAGAACTTCTTGGCGCCACATCTTAAAGTAAAATTTAATGGTGATGGCACCATGACCTATTACAGTGTCACTGGCTATGATAATGACGGAAATTCTGCTGGTGTAACAGGGGCTAATTACGATGTAGTTGTTGATGTAATTGCTACATTTTCAACGCAGAAACCAGTAGCACAGTTACCATCTTCCATCAACTTTTTTACAGGTCAGGCAGTTGGTCAAATTGCCTTAGCAGGAACATCAGATTATTATGAAAATTCAATGGATGGATTAGAATTAGCATTCGATGAATATTCATATCATTACAGAGATTTAAGTGCTAATACTCTTACTGGAAAAGTATTGAGTTCTGATTTGGGAATGAAAAGAATTATAAAGATTCCTAAAGAAAAATTAATTATTGGTTATAAATTTAGTATTCCGTTTAATTCATGGCCAAGCACTACTGCCTCGATTAATTGGTGGGACAAAACAAATGATGGATGGAGTAATTCAGGTCATAGTACTCCACAAACAGCTAATGTAGCTGGTCCTAGTCAATCCACGATAATTGTCAATAAAGATTCAATTGTTGTAGACTACACCAGATCTTTGAAGATGATTTTTGGCAGCAAAATAGTTAATTATGAATATTATGATCAGGTTGATAAAATTACATCATATAAAAACTAAGGAGGCATAATATGAAAATAGCAGTTCAATTAGATAACGATAGAAATATCGTTGGTACGGTCACCACAAGTGAGTTTGGTGCAGAACTACAAGTTAAATTATTTAAAGATAAAGGTTGGACATTAGTTGATAATGATCCAGCCTTTTCTAGTTCGGATAGTTACTTATGGACCGTTCGTCAAGCAGATAATAAGTTAGTTCACTTATCTACTGGTATGACACCTGATGAAGAAACAACAAATGCTAATGCATTGCTGGGCAAGAATGTTGGCAAAGCAATAGTAACAGCTATTGCAGCTGATAAAAAAGCCGATAATGCCATTAATAGTTCAGGAAAGCTTGCTAAGGCAATAGCTCCAGTTTTAGCAGAATATGAAGCACGCCAAAATACATCTAACACAACAACAGGGGGTACAAAATAATGTTTGATTTCATTAAATTTATGTTTATTATCGGTGGTTATAAAGACGACGATGTAGCTTACTTTGTAAAGATTGGCAATATTGATGCTGATCAGTACAAGCAAATCACAAATGAAGATTATAAAGAGGGCTAGCCGTTTGGCTAGTCTTTTTTGCTATATAACAATTAGAAAGGAGGCAACTATGCCACCACATTTTATGATAATCAATACGATTGAAGATGCTGCAAGTGCTATATCAATAGTAGTGGCAATCGGCACTGCACTAGTGTGGGTGTTTAATCGGTTGGTTATTAAACCTTTATCTGATTCTATGGATCGATTGTCTAGTGAAATTAAGGATTTTAAAAATGATTCAAAATTTGAACATGATGAGTTTAGGAGACATTTTGAAGAACTAGACGATAAAGTTCATACGCATGATGAAGATATTGTTTCGTTGCAAGAAAAGGTTCATACACTATTTAATCGAGGAAGTTCAAAATGAAAAATAAATTAACATTAGACACACATTCACGAGTTTGGTGGATTTCAATTGTTTCATTAGTTTTGGTATTAGCTCAGCAAATCGGTCACTTATTTGGCTGGGAAATTACTAATGATGAGGTCAATCAAATTATGGCTATTGTTAACACCCTATTAGCCATTGCAGGCTCATTAGGATTGATCTATGACACTTCAGGAAAGGATGGTGTGAGTGATAAAAATGACAAAAATAGCAAGTATTAACCTTGACATTCGTAAAAATAACACAGTTGATAATGAGCCAATCATCTTAAGACAAGGCGATAATGATGTGATTATTGAAGCCTCTATTTCTAATAATGGCTACCCGAATATTGAAATAGACTTTGCAACGTTTGTAGCAAAGAAATCTGATGGAACAATCATTTCTAATGATCCAACAAACGTGAGTGGAAATGTAATTAGCTATCCAATTAGTAAGCATTTAACTGAGTCTGTTGGTAAGATTCAGGACGCTTACTTCATGATTAATAATCAAATCACTACATGTGGGTTTGATATCTCAATCATCCCTAGCGCACAGCTTGATGATACTTCAGTCAACTATATTCCGGGTATTGAGAGCATCAACAAGTTTTTGGAATCTGCCGAAGCAGACTGGCTCGGAAGAATCCAACAAATGAAGAATGAAGTTGATGGTCTAGATGTTCCAACAGAGTTCAAGTTGCTTATGGATAAGGCTTTGAGCGATGCTAAGGCTCAATATCAACCAATCATAGATGCCGCTCAAGAAAATGTCGAAAGCATTGTTGCTGAGTTGGCATCCAAAAAACTGGATTTGGAAAATAATAGTGATGAATTGAATAAAACAATCGCTACTATCAAGGCCCAAGTAGCTTCTATAACATCATTCTTGGATAGCATTCAGAAGCAAATTATTGCAGCCAACTCCAGTTTTACAGCTGGCCAACAAGCTGAAGTTTCTCAATCAATTGCTGATGGCCAAAAAAAATTAGCAGATTCAATTGCTTCTATGCAAAGTAAAGTATCTCAATCAATTTCAGACTTAAAGGCCCAAATAGATGCTTTAACAGTTGCTAAAACTGGTCCTAAAGGTGACAAAGGCGATAAAGGTGAAACCGGTCCAACTGGTCCCCAAGGTCCTAAAGGCGATACAGGTGAAACCGGTCCAACTGGTCCTCAAGGTCCAACTGGTCCTCAAGGTCCTAAAGGTGACAAAGGTGACAAGGGTGATACAGGGACTGTTGATAACGCTGGGTTAATTAGTGCACCTGCATTCCAAAGTTTGCAAACGCAAGTTAATAACAGTGCTGTTGGAACTAATCTGCTAACGGGAACATATAACTCATTCAGTATGACAGGTAATAATACAACTCCCCAATTTCAACAAATGTATTTATTAAGTAGAAGACTAGAAAAAGGAACTACAGTAACTATAAGTTTTGATGCTGTTTCTACAGCTCTTGAGAACTTTATGATTCAAAGTATCGGTAGCCTGACTGGTGGAACTTGGATGCCGTACATTACTGCTATTGCTGATACTACAAAGAAACACTATGTGGCAACAACCACGCTGGATGGATTTACAGATGCGGGTATTCGTATGCTCATTAATAATGTTCCTTCAACAACAACTATTAAAGTTTCAAATATGAAACTCGAGTTAGGTTCACATGCAACTGATTACTCGCTCAACCCGTTAGACATTACAAACGCCTTAGGCAAAGTTGACGTTGGTAAAACTATTACAGCAACAGACGATACAGGTAAGACAGTGAACCTAAAGATTACAGGAATTAGCTAGGAGGTAGAAGACAATGGAGATAATCAAAAGTTTAAATTTAATGGATAATGCGGGACTAACAGTTTTGATTCTTATCTGTTCTATGGGATTTACTGCCTTAACTAAGGTAGCAACGCCTTTAGAAGATAAATATCTACCATTTGCATCGATGATCTTTGGAATAATTGCCGGTATATTAGTTGCACTTATTTTCCATGAAGATATAGGGAGAGCTACAATTGCCGGATTATTGGTAGGTGGATTTACTTCCGGTTTATATGCTGGAGTAAAGGGATCACTTGGGGGATACGATTCCTCAGCAAAAAGTACCATTAGTGATGATTTAACTGAAGTGAAAACACCTAAGTATAATCAAGAAAATAATACAAGGAGGAACTAGTATGACTAAATATTTTGCTGATGTTTCGAGTTTTCAACCAGATAATTTAGGCTTCTTTCAAGGCTTAGTTAATGCTGGCGTATCTGGTATTATGATTAAAACTACCCAAGGTAGTCCTGATGGAGATAACTACATCAATCCTAAATCAACCGCCCAAGCAAAAAATGCTTTAGCAGCTGGAATGAATGTTGGTTTCTATCATTATTTCTTAGCAACAAGCGTTACAGACGCTATTAATGAAGCAAAATTCTTTGAGCAATCCGTTGTTAATTTAGGCTTTGGAAAAGATACACCTCTTTGTGTTGATGTCGAAGATCCATCTTTGGACACAGCTCATGTAGCAAGTTACGTCGATACCTTTATCAGCTACCTAGAGACTCAAGGCTATACAAATGTATTTCAATACTCAATGGCAAGCTGGTTCAATGAAGGTATCTTAAATGCTAATAAGTACCCGACTTGGGTAGCTAATTATGGATCAAGCGATTGTGGAGCAAGAGGTAATATTGTCGCTTGGCAGTACACATCAAGCTGGGGCGGTGGTTCTCAAGATATGAGTTACGACTGGGGAATCTTTGATAAGCAACCAGCTAAAACTGAAGCAGCCACACAACCTACAGTTGAACCTGAAAAACCAAAAGTAGAAAATGTTATCAAGCTGACTGAGCAAACTCATCCAGTAGATAGACTGGGTATTGAACGACCTGAAACATATGAGGTAGGCTCAACTTGGAAGAGTTCAGATATTGTTATGATTAATGATGAACCACATTATCAAATTGCTACCGATATTTTTGTACCACTATCAAAAACAGAGTTTAAAGATTTTATCATCGTTAAATATACGGACGATTCACCGGCACCTGTCTTTGATTCAAAAGGAAATTGGGTACAGAATGCGTCTGTCAGCACTGGTAAATCCTTTAAAACCGCTGGATTCAAAGTTATCAATGATATTATGATGGCCAAGATTGCAACCAATGAATTTATTCCATTCGAGTATACTTCTGGCTCAAAATTTGAATAGTAAAGACTAGACAAATTAAATAATATGCGTTATTTTAAGGGTGTTCATTGACGTGGACAATATTATAAATTACCTTGGTTTTGAATTAACTTCGATAGTTTTAAAAGAGCCCATCATCTATTAATTTAGGTGGTGGGCTTTTTTTATTTTAATCGATTGTCTGATAGTTCAACACTGATTTTATTTGCTAGAGGGTAGTATGATCCAGCAAAATCATCGGGGTTAATTTCTTTAATTAATGATTCGATATTTGAGTTGTCATCGATTTTTGAAATTACAGGATCGTTTAATTTATCAACACGTGCATATAAGTGACTGTCGTCATTGCTTTGATAAACATCTGCTGATTCTAAACTAATTTTTAAAGTCCAATCTGATTTATTAAATTTTGTCATTTTGTTTTCCTCTTTCCTTATTACAAATGCATTATATACTGTTAACAGTATATAATCAAGCTATTTTTGTATTTTTTTAATTCTTTCATTTAATAATTCTTGAAGTGAGAGTAGGTCGTTTAAATATTCGCCTTGCTTAGTGACGTTAGGCTTAGGATCCTTTGTAATAAAGCTTTTGGCACGTGCTTTGTGTCGCAAATATCCAACTCTGTCTTTATTTTTGCTATCCCATTTTTTCTTTGCACGTTTTTGTGCTTCTGTTATTTTTTCTTCCATATATTAGTACTCCTTTAAAATTAGCAAGCTTCGTCCCATAACTTTTCAGAGATGAATACTTTAGCAATTTTTTCTCTGCCATGTAATAATTTAGCATAAACATTGAATCCATAATAAGCTCCAGCTTTATGAGCTATTTCTCTAACACCGTCTTCAGCATTCATGAAGATGTCAGATATTGAATATTTACCGCTACGGATTAGTTTACTTTGAATCAAACGGATTTGATTGTAGTTAGGATCAATGAACGAATCAGCATATTCTTTATAAACTTGTTTTAAAGCAAAACTCATAGCAATCATGTAATCACCAACTGATTCAATAATTTCCTTTGCAATTTTATGTGCTTTTACAAAAATTTCTGATTTAGTCATGATCTTAACTTCCTTTCCCTTGATTACAAGTACATTATATACTGTTAACAGTACATAGTCAAACATATTTTTAAATTAATTTAATATTTAGCAAGGCGAAGATAAAATGTTAAATATGCGTAAGGACAATAATAAAATATGAGTCACCTTTAAGTCGATTTTTATATTAAAATTCGTAGTATAATGAAATTATTGAATCAGCTAACAATTATAATAGAAAAAAATCAAAAAGATATGGATTTTTGGGAAAATAAAGTTATTCAGCTGCTAAATATAAATGAATTTAATCATGTATAAATGTAATAAAATGAAAGACTTTGCGCAAATTTTGCGCAGAAGTCAAGATAAGGCTGATGTATAAGTATTATCAAATCCTGTACTCTCCTTAAATAAAACAAAAGAGAACAGAAGCTCTCGTATAAATCAAGAGGAACGCCGTTAAATCAGTGTTTCTCTTTTTTTGTTTTCTGAAGAATGTAATAGAATTTAAAAGTGCTTTGCGCATTTCTTTGCGCATGCGCAAAGTATTGTCTTTTTACTATGTATACCAATTCGCTTAAAAAGGCATTGCACAGACAATATTTTGATTAAATTCATTTTGAGCAAAACAACTGCTCTAATCACTGTCATCACTAGGTTTGTGTTTATTTGTTATGTTATCAAATATATCTTTCAATTCTATATTTTGTTGTAGAGATATCTCGTCAAAAAAATGGGTATAGTATTTCAAAGTTATTTTTAGATCCTTGTGTCCAACATGTTTTGAGACAAACTTAGGATTCATATCTGTATCCATAAAATATGAAATATAGTTGTTGCTCATATTTATAGTTTCTAAGAACTTCTAAGTATTCATCAGATACAGTTATCTTACACTAGAAGGAGTCTTTGCACTTTGCAATTCGGTTTCATCGCACCTGTAAGCTTTATTAACCAATATCGTAGAGTTATCAAAATTGATTTTATCCCAAGTTAGAGCTGTGACCTCTTCATATCTCATGCCTGTTTGGGTAGCAAGGTAGATCATTGTTGCAGAAAAGTTTGAGAACCCTGATTTTGCTTTTGATATTTTGATTAGATTTACGTAATCAGTTGGTTCTAGAAATTTGTCATCTTGTAAATGTTATTAGCAATTTTATTTTGGGATATCAAAACTCATTATTAAAAAAGCAGAATGAAACATTGAAACAAATAGCCAATAAGGATAGGGAAGATTATAACCTTTTAATTAGGCGAGATAGCTTATTGAAATGACTGTACAAAAAAGCCACCCACAAATGTGAGTAACTAATTAATTTAATTGATTCCGAAACATCAGTTATATCACTTTGTGGGGGCTAGATTTATGGGATTATTTCCAGAGTTAGATGAAAAAGAAACGATCGATAACGTTAAATACTATTTCAATGAAGAATTTTCTAGACGTGATGCACGGGCACAAATGAATATTGATTCGATACAGTCACCTTTGTTCGACACAGTAGGAAGTGCTGGTAATGCAATAAATACACAAGAGAACAAGGTTATTAACCAATTGAGGGCTCAAGAGTTGGTTAAAACAATTTACAGGACTATTGAAAATTGTCCTAAAGAGCCTAATAGATTAAAAACTATTTTGAAGAATCATTATTTACTAAGTGTAAGCAATAATGACACCATGGATCAAGCAAAGTATGAAAAGACTAGATATAACGAGCTCGAGAATACTGCACTTCTGTACTTTGCTGAAGCATTTGCGGATTGCAGGTATTTGTAGAATCAAAAAGCGGTCAATTAGCAAATTTTTAGCGGTAAAAGAGCGGGCTACAACCGACCTAACTACGTTGTATATTGGTATCGTTGAAAACATAAAAGATAGCGATTGCGGTTAATCTGCCGCTTTAAAAGAAGCAATTTAGAAGGAAAACTATCAACCAAAAACAACATTTAAATAATTTTTAGCCTTTTGTAATCAGTGATGATAAAGCCGATTACATTATACGGATAGTAACTGGGTTACATGCTAAATACACCAAAAATTCCCCTAAATACAAGAAAACTTTCGATAATAATACAAATTAACGTAGCCACTTTAAACTCCTTTAATTTATTTTGAAATATCAATTAGTATTTCGATTCGATTCCGAATATCCGAATCGTAAATGTAAGACAAGTTTATTTTTGATATAATTATTCATCAAATCTATTTTGGGAGATAGTTAATGGTTAATATTGAAAGTTTTATTTGCTGGATTTTGGGTTGGGAATGGACGAAAATTGCTGCCATATGTGCTGCTGCCACATATATAGGAAATGTAATTGAGAAAAGAAAACGAGAAAGATTAAAACTTATTATACAATCTCAAAATTTAGTTCAGATTACGAGTGACGGTATTACAAAAGTTGGATCTGGGCAAGAATTAACGATTATAAATTCTAGTAATGATCTAATATTCATAGAATTCTTAGGTATTGCCAAGAAGTATAATATTTTTAGTAAGTTCAAGGATTTGATACTTAAATACTTAATTCATTACTCATATTCATTTCAAAAATTTTATACAAAATATAAAAGGAAAATAGTTCCAATTAAATTTCTGGATGAAGAGCCGAAAGACCCTTTTGATATTCATGCTAATAATAATTTGGTTAAGATTAAATCAGGAAATGATTATATCTATAAAATATCAAGCAAAAATTTTATAGATGCTATTATCAAATTATGCGAGTGCGAACCCTCAATCAAAAAGAAGTTTCAGAAAAATAAATTAGTCATTATTTCAGGTGTAATACGAATATATGATAAGAAACTACTAGAAACTAAAAATATTTTTTTGCCTGATAATAATCCCAAAAGTATATATAGTGAAATAAAAAAATAAATTAGAAATATGAAAAAAGGATCTGCTCAAATGAGTGGTCTTTTTTTGTTGAAGGAATAAGCATGAAATTTGGTAAAGCAATTAAACTAATGAAACGAGGCTACAAGTTAAGGAGAGCTAATTGGAAGTGACAATCAATTTGTTTTCTTTGTTAGAGATACGACACTAGAGCGCCTTATCCCTTTTTTTATTCATTTGATAGAGTAGACGGAAATTTGCATAGCCAAGTCAATTATTCAGATACGGTAGTTTCAGATATATTAGAAATCAAGACTAAATCTGGTCAAATTCAATTTGGATGGTTAGCAAGTCAAACAGATATGCTGTCAGACGATTGGGAAGTAAATTAACATGGCGAGTAATGTGTTTTCACTATTAATTACAGAAGATTTAGTTTAGGAAGCTGTCAATCTAATTAGCTCATCGTATATTGTTGGTAATAGCTATTTCAAGGTTATTTTAGGTATCGCAGACGAATTAAATGACCAACTATTTCATGTATTAGAGCATAGAAAGACTGTGTTAGTCCAATTGCTGAAGGCGAAAATAGAAAAGTATTGGTGAAATTATGAAGATGGTTAAAACATCGTTTGGTTATATGGCTCCCATGGAAGCTAAGATGATTAGTGTCATTGATAAAGAAAAACACGATGAAATTCATGTATCTTACAATGACAAGTAATTTATTTAAGTATATAGTTTTTTATAAATAGGAGTGATTATCTATGTTAGAAAATGAGAAAATAAGTGAATATAAAAATAGTGTTATCGATCTTATTTCAAAAAAAGGCGAAAATAGTACTACTACGATGTTAGACTTATCTGTTTTTACTTTGTATACTGAAATGTGTGATAAGGCAATGGATATAATGCTTTTAGCTAAAGAAAAAAGATATAGCAGTATACCTATTCTCGCACGTTCATTTTTAGAACAGGCTGCCAGCTTAAAGTTTCTATTAAAAGAGGATCAGGAAAGACGCGGTTCTGCTTATATGTACGGTGCAAGGTATAAGGATATTAGAAATATTCAAAATCTGCATGATGATTTTTCTGATCGTAAAAAGGCAGATTTATTTTTAAAAAAGATAAGAGATGATTTTTCAAAAGAAGGGTATGATTCTTATGATGATTGGACTACAGATATGCAGAACAAATACTTTGAATTATTTGTTGAAAAAGCTAGGCCAAGGAAATGGTTCAACATTAATGGTGACTGTAGTAGTATATTAGACTTATTTGATAAAGTGGGTATGCTCGATGAATATAGAACTTATTATAATTTATATTCTGCGGTTACCCATGGTTCTGATATAATGCAAAACCTGTCAATTAAAGTCGGTCAAGTAGAAATTAATTATCGATATGATGATGAGAAGACGACCCAACTTTTGAATAAGTATTTGTTAGAATTACAGCAAATATGTTTTAAGTATTATCAAAAATAAACCACAATGTTGTGGTTTATTTTTTACGAAAGGAGGCAGGGTCTATGTAATGAAAATTTGGGAATTAGCTAAAAAAGATTGTTTAGCAGGTATGAAGTATAAAGATATTGCCACTAAGTATGGAGTATCTGTTAATACAGTCAAATCTTGGAAGAGTAGACATAGTTGGATAAGGGATGCATCGACTAAAAAAAGTATGCACCCTAAATCAAAAAAGGTTGCACCTAAAATTGTTGATGAATTAGATGAAAATATCGAACTGACTAAAAAGCAAAAATGGTTCTGTTTGTACTATTTACAACAGTTTAACTCTACGTGGGCATATTAAAAAGCATACGAATGTAATTACTCTACAGCGATGGTTGAAGGCAATCGCACCCTAAGAAACCCTAATATAAAAAAGCAATTATCTACTTTTAAAAGGCAGTTAATATCTGATCTCTATTTTGATGTAAACAATGTTATCAATGATTACATTCAACAAGCAAACTCTGATATTAAAGATGTGATTGACTTCAAAACAGTCAAAAAATGGCTTGGAATAAGATTTATGGTGGTGCGGGTAAAATATGAAGATTATGGGAGAAATTATCGAAGTACACCAAGGATTGACCCTGACACAGGAGAACAAGCCTATTACTATGAGAACATTTTTAAAATGCATAATATCGATGAGATTGATACTTCAAATGTTAAGTCCGTTCGTATTGACAAGGGTGATGCTGTGGTGGAGATGTACGATAAACGGTACTGATTAACAAATGAAGTCGCTTGATAAACTTTTATCTACTATTACGGAGGACAATGGCGAATCTAACTAAGTCATTTACTCCAAAGCAATTGATGGTTCTTGATGAGGTTATCAATAATGCCGATTGGGCTTGATGGTCAATTATGGTGCTGTCAGAGCCGGTAAAACGTTTGTTGATAACTTTGTCTTCTTGCCTGATGTTCGACATGCTGAAGTTGCTCAAGGTCAAGGAGTATTGCACCCACAGTATATTCTTGCTGGTGTATCTAGTAAGACAATTCAGAATAATGCTTTAAATGAAATTGAGAATACGTTTGGATTGAAATTTCATTTTGATAAGCACAATTCATTTGAGATTAAATTTCCGGTACTTCCAGCAATGAGAATTGTTCAAGCGTTTACTGGTACGATTGCTGGTTTGGTAGCTATTCGTGGTATGACAGCTTATGGTGCTTACATCAATGAAGCATCATTAGTAGCTGAATTTGTCTTTGATGGAATCAGAAAACGTTGTTCGCTTGAGGGTTCTCGCGTTGTCTGTGACACTAACTCAGATATCCCAACGCATTGGCTCAAGAATAAGTATATTGGTAATCCTAATCATTCTAAGGAAATTAGAAGTAATCACTTTAGAATTGATAGCAATACTTTTCTTTCTAAAACTTATATTCAAAATCTGAAAGAAACGGACTTTCTGGAATGTTTTACGATCGTGCTATCAAAGGAGAATGAGCAGCTGCTGAAAGTATCGTTTATCAGGATTTTGATCGAAAGACAATGATTATTTCTTGCTCCAAGTTTCCTGCCAGTTTAACATATTGTATGTGGTGCCGACTAGGGATATGAGCATAAGGGATGTATTGTTGTGGGTGGTGTTGATGATAAGAATAGATTTTATATTCTTGAAGAACATACAGCACAATTCAAAGAAATTGATTATTGGACTGATGTTCCTAAAGATATTCAAAGCAAGTATGGCATACGAGTACTATTCTATGCCGATTCAGTTAGTGTAGAAAGTATATACAGCATTTTATAAAGGGCTGGTATTAAATTGCATTTATGCATATAAGAATTGTTTAACGGGCGTTGAGTTCGTAGCTAAGTCTACGAAAACTAACGCTTTTTTGTTGCCAAAGAAGACATCGATAATACAGGTATTAATCAAGATACAGATAAATATCATTGATTCATTTTTGTCCGATCTTAAAGATACCCTTCAAAATGTTAGTAGTGAAAATCAGAAGTTTATTAAGATTGCTTAAAAAGGCAACACATTAAGGCCTAACGGTGCTGTTTTTAATGCAAGAATTACTCAACAATTTGTTAAGAAGTCGATTGCTTTAAAAGTTCAATTAGTTGACAGCACTATGGATATTCCTGACATAGTTAATGCTAAGAGCTATAAAAGTGCAAATAAAAAATCAATACCTTTAATCGTAAATTTAAATAATCAAGAGATATTGATTTTATTTTATTGAGAACTACGCATAACGCCTTATTAGACCGTCATATTGATTCAAGTATGTTTGGCTCAATTAATAAACAGACGATACAGACACTTAGAAAAGTTCGTGTGATTGCTGAAAGAGCTGCTAAAAGTCCAAAAGATTCGTTGAATTGGCAGAAAGAAGTTGTCAATATTCTGACTGGAGGTAATAAAGCTACTAACGGTAAAATGGGACGATCTTCTAATATGGTTCGAACTGCAACTGCTCAAGTTATGAATCGAACACAGCTAGATAACTATGCTAAGAAGCATGTTAAAAGGTATCAGTTTGTATCACTCGAAGCACTAAATACATGTACTGACTGCAATGATTTAGATGGAAAAATATTTGGTATTGCTGATGCAGAAGAAGGAGTTAATTTCCCTTTAATGCATTACAACTATCAACGCTGGACTATCAGCAAACGAAGGTGGTGACTAGGACACATCAGATCATGATATTAGTTAAGAACTTAAAAAGTTATAAGCGGTCAATTTTATTCATAGAATCATAAAACTTAAATCTCAGTTGTGCATCAAAGTTGAAATCTCTATCATAAAATCCTGGCTTAGGAACTGTCCATCCATTTTGAAAAGTAAAGCTGGTTTTATCATGGTCAACTGGGTTTAAATCGTAGGAATGTCGAATACTTGAAGAAACTGTTAAATAATCTTTGGCAATAGAAATCAACAATCTTTCCCTTTTTGATGGTAGAGTCAGAAGTCTATTATTGAGCCAAGCATCAAATTCTGAATCACTCTCAAAAAAATTATTGTTAGATTTGCCACGCTTTGGTGGTAGGCTCACAGTTACTGCCCTCTCATTCAGAGATTGATTCACTGAGTAATTTAAATAGCCTTTGATAGTATCCTTCACAGCATCTATGTATTCTTGCTGCTCTTTTATGTCTTTTAAGGTACGTAGGTGAGATGTAATAAATGGAATGCATAACTCTACAATTGAAACAAGAACCTGCGTCCAGCTTGAATTTAATTTCATGTAAAAAATTCCCTTCATTAAAAGTATATTTCTTAGTTATAATGTTATTGGTATTCTTCAATTTCTTTAGATAATTTTTTTATCGTTTTCCAATTTTCGTTTAGAAGTTTTTCAACCTCTGTGGGTTTATCAAGCTTATCTGAATCAGTATTTTTATTATATTTTTTGACTTTATCAGAAACATGCGTATAAAGGGTATTAATAAGTAAAATGTTTTTAGGAGATAAATCCTTAAATTGATTATCAACGGGTAAGTCCTCAGCTTCTCTGAGTAAGGATATAATGGTAATTCCCTTATCTAACAAAAGATATGTTTTTTTATCCATGGTATTTACTTGTGAATCAATTAGCCAGTTATTAAATTGTTCAATATTGTGACTAAATCTGGATGATTTACCAAGATGATCAATACCATATATTTGATTAAAATTTAGAAATGAAATCATTGATTCCTTTATAAATTCTCTTTTTTTTCGGGTGTTTTGTCTTTCTTTTAAGTAGTCTATGAAACGATAAATAAATGGAATCATTATTGCCACGATTGATGGAAACAAAGTAATCAAGATATTTGAAGGAGCACTGTTAACAATTTTTGATATGTAATAGTTAGTGTAAATAATATTCAAACCGCCTTTCCTTTTATAAACCAATACTATCATTTTAAGCATTCACATTGAGTGCTTTTTTTATTGCTTTCGGTTGCTGGCTTAAAAGAATAGCTGATTAAAGGTTATACTACTTCAAAAAGTATGTAAGAGGAATCTAAGTATGAAATCACCATTAAAAGCATCAAGTAAATTAAATCTTCAATTCTTTGCGGATGATGGAGCTGGCAGAGAAATATCAAATGATAATGCCGGTAATGATCAATCTGATGATAAAGACAATTCTCAAGTTGATAGTAATCAAAAGCCTGACGGGGATGATAAAAAATCTAGTCTTTCCGAATTGAGAAAGATGTTTTCTAGTCAAATGCATGATTTTAGAAAGAATGAGTTTCTAGGGTTATTAGAAGATGTTTGTAAAGATGGTGAGAATCGTGCCAAAATGACTGAAAAGAAATTTATTGCAACTGACACTAAGAAACGTGAAGACAAACCTAATAAGAGAGAAGCAGTCTTAAATCAGAGTGGTGCACTTTCGGATACCAAGTCAAAATTGACACAGATCGAACTGCCTACAATTTTTTCAGAAATGCTAAACAATCTTGACGAGACTAAACAAACTCAGAATATCAATGAGTTTAAAAAGGCTTATTCTGAATGAATTCATAACGGAGATCTAGAAGCCACAAAAGAATACTCCTAAAACTTATGGCAGTGAACACATAGATGATTAGATGATTCTGGCTCTAAGTTTGCTGAAATGGCAAACAATATCAAGTGTCACCTAAAGACCTTTGGGCATAAAATTCCTATAAGGAAATGTTTATGTATTACGGAGATAATATTCACGTTGATGAAATTATTTTTTTCGACATTGAAAAATTTGTTTCATTACCAATTTTGGTGGATTGAAGTATAGTCGGAGTTGTAAATGGTATTTTGCCAGCTGGTTCAATTGTTCCGGCAAATGATTCGACAGCAAAAGTAGTAACAACAAATGAAGTGGATTGTCACAAGGTCCAGAAATAATCGGTGGTGTTGTTGATGGTTTCTTGAATGGTGCCACACCCACTGCTGATGCTAAAAAAATAAGCTAGTTATCAATTATGTAACTGGCTATGGCGTTAATTCTTATGACCAGAATGTCAATTCAATCAAAGATTATAATTTGAAATTTAAAGCAGGGACAGAGTGGAAAATTACGCAAAAGTTAACCGATATTTCTAAAATTGATTGGTGTTATGAAGTTTCTCTAAATACCGTTATACCAACGAAATACCAACAGAGTTCGGGATTTACTAAATATTAATTTATAAGTGAATTTTAATTTAATCATGAGGTGTAATAGAAATATAAAATAAGTGATGGATTGTTACAGATTACTAATATTTATTAGATTGATAAATTTATCGCAAATTAATTTTAACAATTTATATACGGTCAAGTTTGGACTCGTATTTAGGGATTGTGTCAAACATCATTAATGAGTATGATATATTATAAAGCAAGTTAGGCGATTATTAAGAAAAAGAGAACAGCTATGATATTTGTAGACGAGTCGGGAAGTATAACAAGAAGCATAAAACCTAAATATAGATATTTTGTTATTTCTATGATTGAGACTGAAGAACCATATACAGTAAGGAGAGTATTTAGAAAATCAAAAAAGAACTTTATTGAAAAACATCCATCTTTGAAGATGGATTATTCGAGGGAAATAAAGGGCTCCTGTATGTCGGTACAAATGAAAAAATTCATAATTCGACAATTGTTGGAAAAAACAGATATTAAATTTCATTATATAATTATTGATAACTTTCATTTAAACGATAGATTTCATGATAATGTTGAACTGTGTTTTAATTTTATTATCGGTAATTTTTTGAAAAGATTTTTACCAAAAGAGTATAATGACAAATACAATTTAAAAATGACACTGGATGAAAGAAATTGTACGGTTCCAAGCTTAAATAGTTTAAAGGATTATTTAAAAATAGAGGTTTGTCTAAAAAATAATATAATAGGTGATGTTTCACAATGTTCCTATGCGGATTCTAAAGAAAAAGATGTATTACAAGTAGCAGATATATTTGCTAATCTTGTACATAGATCTTGTCTCGCGGAATCAAAAGGATTAGGAAGTAGTGATGGTAATTGTCGATTATTAAAAGATATTAATAATAATGATAATATGTATTTTCCGTATAGACATAATGGATTGTCCTTTTTTAAAAACGACGTTTATACTTATTGACAACTTGTACCATTTTTTGTATGATATTCGTACAAGGTTATCGTAATTCACGAGTAGATGCGAAATGATTTTAGCAATAAAATCTGATACGTAAGCCGCCTGTTTGGTCGGTCATCCTCATGTCGAAACCGGCCGTTATCTATAATAATTGGATAACGGTCTTTTTATTTTATGGCTCTTTGTCAAATCGTATTGATGAATGATTTTGAGCTTAAAAGCATCTCTTAAGTGAGGTGCTTTTTTTATGCACAGATAAGCGTTGCTCTTTTGAGAAGATGGTCAAGATTTCTGAAGCCATAACAGTTACGTTTTAATTTCTTTATCTTACCAATGGTTCCCTCTAGGGGACCATTGGAATAAGGCATTGTACAACTGTTACCTACATATTTTATGTTCTTTCGTAGAGTGTTTATTGATTTATCCATAGCAGTATTATTTCTCTTGTATCCAAGAAGAGAATCTCTTAGTGATTTACTATTGTAATTTTTAATAGCTGATTCTATTTGTTGGTATGTCTCATATGTTTGTTTAAATACTTGTGATTGATCTGTACCAAGATCTATCACGTTTTGTATAGTAGAGTATTCATTTAATCCAACTATGTACTTAACATGAGTGGCGTCCACATCTGCCTCTGGCAGGTAGAACAAGCGCCAATCCTTTTTTAATGCCTTATATGAACGAGATTTTTTATCATCGATCTCTTTCAGAGTCTGAATACGTACTTGATCTAAGGCTCTACTACATAGTTGAACGATATGAAATCTATCAACGATTATCTGGGCATTAGGAAATATTTTATGAATAATCAATTGATAATTGGCGTTTAGGTCGATTGAAACAGTTTTAACGCTTAAGGCTGTATTTATTGATGAAATGTTCAATAAGTGTCTTAGATAATCTGTCATGAACTAAATCAATGAGGTGGTGAGTTTTTGCGTCAATCGAAATGAATGTAAATACTTTTTTTACAGAACGGAACTCGTCAAAACAAAGATTTTCAGGGAGATATGGTGATCTCTCCGGCAACTTTGTATTGCCGTAAAGAATTCTACTTACTGTGCTAGCTGAGATACCTAGTAATTTGGCCATAGATGAAAGGGTGAACGATTCACGTGACATATCAAATATTCTATTCTTTATTTGTTTTGTCATGGTGTGATTCTTAACAAGTAAATCACTGTGGGCACCGCAAGTGCTCCCACAGTTTTTACAAAGGAATCTCTGTTTTTTAAGTATTAAGTGATACTCCATACCGTTGAAACTAGCTAAACGTTGGTTAGTGATCCTCTTTCCGTTCTTAACTAGTGTATTTTTACCACATTGAGGGCAGCGAGTTAGACTGTATGACAGTTCAGCTTTAACCACTTTAATGTGCTTAATTACACCTTTATTGTTAATTTTAGAATCACAAACTGAAACGTTTTTAATATTATTATCTTTAATGTTTAAAGCACAAAGTATAGAATTGTCTTGGAACAT